TGTCAGCGCGGCGGCCAGCACGGGTCGTCGGTTGAAGTACGCTTCCCGCCACGCCAGCTAACGAAGCCGCGGTCAGGTTGTTTCCGCCGTCCGTAGATTCTTCGAACAGTTTCTGCACCGTTCCGTTGAAGACGCTCTGGTAGGGCCGGAGGTGGGTGTCGTTATACGTACCCGTTTCGATCATCAGAAACTGAACGATATCCACCTGATACATTTCATGAAAGCCTGTGGTATTTCTCATACGCAACTCTCTGTTGTTATTGGTTGATGAGAATCACCAACCGAGCCAAACGATCTCCGAGGCTAATCGGATCCTGATGCGGGTGCAAACGGATGCGCCCTAGCATGTCCAGTTCAATACCTGGGTAACGTTTCAATAAGGTCTCTGGCATAGTGCAAACCCAAGGAACCTCATTAAGGAGACCAACCTGCCGTTGGATCTGGACTACCGCGGGATTTCCTTTTGCTCCTCCCTCAGGTAGTGTGTATGGGTAAAGTTTTTGGAGCTGTTCCATGTAGCGTGACGTAATCTTCGCCAACCCCATGGTGTCGGTCATGACGCCGTCTTCCATTTCCATAGGCGCTGCTGTTACGATGGCTGCCAGAAGAGGAAGTTCCCAGTGTAACAACAGCGCTTGAGTAACCCCCATGCAGTTAAGCAGTGCGCCATGGCGTTTGGTAATATAGTCCATGGCCTGAATTGGCAGCCCTTTCCCGCGGCGGCCGGAACACAAAACCCAAGACATCAACTGCATCTGGGCTTCTTCAATCGGACGTATATCCTGTTGATGAGCGTGACCCACACACAGCAACACCAGCTCTTCCGGGATATCTGGATCCATGTCGCGAGCCATGACGACAGGGCTTTCCGCATAAACACCAAACCCCGCTCGATCACCAGCCGGGAGGTCTTCGGCTTTGTTGTAAGCTTCCAGCCGCGATTGATCCTGCATGGGGTCGTCTTCCCCCTTTTGCGGGTTCTTCTCCTTGACCCCGCCAAACTTCTTATCCAACTCCCGGAGCGTGTAGAAGATGAAAGAGTAAATGTTGCTGATAATCGAACCACGGGTGTCGCCAGCATCGACTTCACCGAGAGCCATACGGCGAACCATTACCAACCCCAGTATCCAGTCAGGGAGATCGGCGCTGGATAATCCATCCAGAATAGCTGCTGCCATCTTGTCGTCCCACGAGGGAGATGACCCAATGGTGGCTTCAATGTAGCGACGCAGACGCAGCACGGGTTCGGAGGTAATCATGGAGGTCTGTGACAGCAACCCCATGGCGCGGTACTCCTTATACGTGGTTTTGGTTTCCTTCTGGATCAAGGAGAGAAACCATCCCCAAATAGGTACCATCGGTCGGAGCGCGATGGTTAGTACCACCAACCCGCGATAATCAGACTTCAGATACGTCTTGTCAGGAACCGTGTCCTCTGCATCCAACTCATCCTTCAGTGTATCCGGATGCCGGATTTGACCGTGGAGCTCAACCCAGCGCTCTAGTTCTGCGAGCGGCATTTGCTCATACAGCTCTTTGATAATAGGAGCACACACCTCAATGAGTTGCCCTAAGGTTGAACGTGTCGCCACCCCACCGCGCAATGCATCTGGCGTAGATGAGATATCTTGAAACACGACCCAAATCTGGCGATATGCTTCCCAGATTTTCAATCGGCGCTCCAAGGGGAGCCACGCCCAGTACTGGTTGATTTTTCCGAACGCGTCCACCACGGTTCGTAAATTGGTTTTCTCGAAAATAACGATTGGCCAAGGGAGCGACTCATTCCCGTTTTCGTTAGTCAGATAGACATAACGCCCTTCTTGATACAGCATCATGGTGTTTCTCTCCAGACCCATTGACACTTAGGTAGTACGTATGCGTAGTGAATTGTAGTGCCATAAAGCACTATAGGTGCAGGGCGTCGAAACGCCCTGCACAGTCCTTACTAAAAAGGCAAGTCATCGTCAAAATCGGAACTTCCGCCGGAAGTCTCGTTATCGTTACCACCGCGGCTGAAGCTGTTGCTGCTGCGATTATTACCCCCGCCCTTACTGGGGTCCATGGTCTTGTGCACGTAGTGCTGCGATGCAACCACTGGCATCAGTTGACGAAGGGTGTGCACCCACGCCAGTGCTGCACTGTTGGATTGTTCAGCGGCTGTGATTTCCCCACCCCGGCGGGTGATGCTGTGATACATCCGGGATCCGAAATGGAAGATAACCTTGGGGCGGCTCTTGTCGTAGTGCAGAATAGCGATGAAGACACGGCCTTCCTTATCGCGTCCCACAATAGTGGTTGTTTCCAGAATGGCTTCCTTGACACGCCCGCCTTGCTCACGACTCCAAGGCTTGTTCTTGTTCTCCATGGTGTAGCTACACTCATCCGGTGTATGCACCACCTTTTCGATGAGCCCCAAGGTCTCCATGAAAGCGGGCATGTCCAGCCCTGCTTTGATGCGACCATAATCCTTGTCGTTGGGGAAGTTTGTTCTCACCAGCAGAAAGGGATGATTACTGGCGTAGCCGGGTTCCAGCGAGGGAGCTTGGTTGGCACCGGGAAGAGGGGGTGCGTACAACTTCAGCTTGGGGTCATTGATGGCGGTTTTGAGGGCTTGTTGCTGCTGATTTCGGTCATTCATGATGGGTCTCCAGGTACACAGAGGATGTGTTTATCTGTAAAAACTTACGCCTCAGAACAGTGGCCGGATGGTGGCTAACAGTGCAGGTTCATTAGCGAGCTTAACACTCTGGATAATGCGATCTTTGGTGGTGAACGCATTCCAGCGGTATTGTTCTGCAATCTTGAGAATAACATCCCGATAGGGTTTCTGGAAGGGGGCAAAAACCCCGCAGGTGTCTCCAAAGACTTGCAGTGACATCTTGTTAAACGGGATACGTGATAACTCCTTCCCGCTTTGTAGTTTGGTGTTCCACTGATGGTTCTTCTTAACAGCTCCGGTGTGGGATTCAAGAAGAACCAGTGTCCCGAAGTTTTTAGCCATCACCAGATCCACGGGGAAGTTTGTCAACATCGCACATCGCTTGACGTGCATCTGTACAGAAACATCGTAGACTGTTACCTCCTGCTCAGTCTTGTTCTTTAACACCGTTTCAATGGCTTCCTTTTCCAAGGCGGCATAGAAAAGCTGCCGATCAGTACGAGGCTCTTTAAGACGGGCATTAGGGAAATCTCGTCTTAACGACATGTGCGAGCAAACGTAGAAGAAGGTTTTGATTTTCCCAATAGAGAGTTGATCAATGGTTTCTTTCAGGATAGTCATCTCTTCCATAAGCGCTAATCCATAACTGTGACCATTGACTTGCGTTGCTCCTTCTGCTTCAACAGAACCCTGCATATTTCGGAACAGGGTGCGGAGATTGATCCAGACTTCATCGACTTCATAAGCGGGTACTGGATCAGTAGATTTGGGCACCCCCTCAGGGGTTTCCAGGATACCAAACAGCCCCTCAATAGCAAGACTGGTCGGTATGGAGACGGGTATTTTTCCAGTCTCACGACGCTCCAGTATTACAGCGTCATTCATGGAGAACCTCCGTTAACAGATCCCCGCATCGCTCAACCAGATGGGGGTGCTTATGACGAATGCGATCGAGCAATAACGTCCCGATATTATCGGGTTTAATCGTCAGGCGCTGGATTTCATGTCGGTTGTCCACCAGTATAATGGCGTCGGTATTATTTTTCCCCGTTTCGCGAATGGACCAGTGGTAATTGGGGTATTCCAACTCTAAGCGAGAGGTTAGCGTAATCGCGGGGTCCTGTTTCCTACATGACACTCGGACGTGAGAATCTTTGGGAAGGTTTCGCAAAGCGCGCTGTATCTTAGCCAGAGCTTCTTCTTGATCCAGTTTCTCACACGCGACTGTGATATACTTCTTAGCACCTCGGTTCTCCACGAAGGTAATGATATCGTCATAAACCTCGTGGCGCTGTACTCGCAAATGTCCCTTAGGTCCTTCCTCGCCATGGCTTAACCGCTGAGTAGACCCAGCGGACAATATGCGCTGGTACTGTGAATACAGATGCACATGCCCTACGAAAATGTACGAACGGCATATAGAGAGATACCGGTCCGCGTTGTGGAGTTGGAGCTTCCCGTGTGTGTGCTTGGGCATCTGGTGTTCGAAAGCGCCATGCATTACCACATAGTCAACTTTGTCCAGATTCTTGGCGGCCAGCGTTTGAACAACTTCGTCCCAGACCGCGTCAGTGGTGGAGCGATATTCGTCAGGGATATAGAGCACATCAATACCAAATCGATCAATGTGCTCAATTTCCATAGCGCTAAAGTAACGGACATCGCACCCTATCTTCGCGTGTTCATTGAGCTTGATAAAACGCTCAGACTGTTTCCAGTCATGTGAAGGAGTCCCTTCCAAAACACGCACGACGACGTCCAGCTTCTTACACAGCCGTAAGAAATACAGGATCCATTCTTCCACCAGTCGGACGGGGTCGGACGATAGGTAGAGTTGTCGATCGAAAAAATCTCCGGCGATGAAGACAATATCGACTTTAGCAAAATCCTCCGTGTTACTGAAGATCTGGTAGAGCGTAGCTAAAACTTCCGGAGTGGTTGTCTTGGGGTGTCCTATATGGACATCGCTCAGTTCCAGAATATCCAGAACCCCCGGGGTCTTACCGGAGCTCGGCGCCGAAGATATCATCGAACTCATCTCGCTTGGGAGGTGCTTTGACAACGGATACATCACCGGGATCCGCTGCTTTGTCACCAGGTATCGGGATGGTGGGTTTCCCATAACGCGCAAAGATGGTGTTCCACATCTTCACGCTCTTCCAGTCCGGGTCAACGCTCTTGACTTGGTCTGTCAGATAGCGCTGGATATGGAGCTCGCCCAACATGGGCATGCTAGCTGCCTTTTGCTCAGCCAATTGCATTTGCTGCATGACGCCCACTTTGTTGAGCTGCTCCAGATACGAGTCTGAATCATACAGCAGCGGAGGGACTGTGAAAACCAGCGTTCCGGAGTTGTCATAAACCTCTACTTCACGGAACGCAGATCCAGTCACACGAATCCATTCTTCAAAAGTGGCTTCCGTGGGTTCACCGGTAAAGAGGGGGAGATAACGGGTTCGGAAAAGCGCTTCCGGGAGACGATTCAGAGGAGCGTTGAGAATCTCATCGCAGGCGCTGAGTACTTCAGTGGAGTTTGGCATGATTCACCTGTTCTACGAAGCGGACATGTATCTTAAAGAAATCTTCCTTGTGAGTCCACGATGACAATATGCCGTCAATGAACTCACAAAGATCGTCTCTCACCGGCGGTGATAAGGTACCGTCCAAATATTCTTCGTGGTAGTATTCGGTCCTGAGACCGTGGTCAGTGTTGCGAATCCATACTTGGAGATCCCCTACGAAGTGTGTATCGAAGGGGTCCAATTGGAGATAGGTTGTAACGTGAGGCATTGCTTACCTCCGCTCAAAGGTCTTGATGCGCTCGATACGTGAATTGGAGATAGTGATCAGTTTACCCAAGCTTTCTTGAACACCGTCCTGGGTCACTAAGACATTGATCTGGATATTGTACCGAACAGGAGACATTCCAAGATCCGCTTGAGGCTCACCGATACTGACGCTGACGCTGACTTCATCAAAATGCCCCGAGTACAATTGGTTCAGTGCGTCTTCAATCGAGGCACTCATGGTGTTAAAATCCCCCATGTGGCGCTGAATGAAGTACGTCAAAGACTTAACAGCCCCCGGGAATAATTCGGTCTGTGAATAATTACTGGTCAGGAAATTGGTTAAGAGCTCAGTGGCTTTTTCACCTATCCCGGCCAGGTATCCGCGTGAGTCCAGAGTGGGTACGACGGCAGCCATAAGTGACCTCAATGTGTAAAAAATAATGAACAGGACTGAGGCGGGGAGTTCCCGCCTCATATGCTGATTACAGCGAACTGTTCCATCGTGAGGTGGGGTCTTCCTTGCGACGCATCAGATGAATACGCATTTGCTCCCAGGTGCGAAGAATGTCGACCTGATCCAGGAACTCCAACTCTCCGGTTCCCGGCAGCAGGTCTTCATAGTAGGTTGTAGCTACCCATTCCCCCTCTTCCTCCATAAAGACACCATTTACCACACGACGGTAGTCATAATGATCCTCACCCACCTTACCCGGTTGGTTATCAGTGTAGGATTCAGAATAACCGTCTACTTGTTGCTGATGATACATCCGGCGAACTGTGGGTTCCGCCATCAACATGGCAATCATACTACTAGGCGCATGTTGAACTTCCCCAATCGTTCTGAGATACCGGATTTGATCCGGCATAAAGACATTCTCCGTATATCGCAATGCTGCACGAATCACGCGGGCAGCTCGGGACTCGTCATAGGGACGATAGACATCACGCTCGATGATCTCACGGAAACGTCTTCCACCATCACGCAGTTTGTGCGTAATGTTGTCAACGTCGCGAGTCAGATACTCCACCGTTCGGTGATGCTTACGTCCGTAGAGTTCCGCGTCAAAGGCATCAGCCGCAGACACGAACATGTTTCTCTCCTGGGTTGTGAGTTAAGAATACTGATTCGGGTGGTTCAACCAGTTTGAAATCGTAGACACGGAGGGGGACGGCATCTGTAGGTACCCTGACAACTTACGCGGGGTGGCCAAATCAATGGCGTACAGGTGCGGCGATAGACGCTCCAAGCGGAAAGTCATATCCTTGTCCACGCTGAGGAGGAAATTCATTTCATCCCCATCGAAGTCGGCATTTGGAGCTTTCAGGGCTAGCGGAGACATTGAGAATGATGGGTCTCTGACATCCGTTTTGATTTTTGGAACCCAAAGCCCCTGTGCTGATCCGCGACCCAGTGTAGGATTACGCTGAAACATACACGGGAGTCGACCATGGGTTGAGTTTTCGATCAGTCCTCGGAAAAGCTTGTCGATGGTCGCGTCGTAATTGTTGTTCGCATAGCTCAAGATCTGATAGATCTCTCGCGGCGAGACGTTCATACGCAGCAACCGATTCTTCAAGTGCAAACGCAGGACTTGGACACTCAGTCCCCATGGCATATAAAGATCGTCGTACTTGTGGCGTTCACAAATGGAGGTGATGACTGCACGGGCAGAGAAATGGGTTCGGCCGCCGTATATGTGTTTGCGAAACGCTCCACCTTTGCCACCCAAGGTGTCCTTGAAGAACCCCTGATAGTAATTACTCAGGGTGCGAATAGCTTTAGCAACACGGGCCTGCTTGTGGTACATGGTGGGGGGTGAAATAGTGTTGCTCGCTGATACGATCATTCGCAGTGCGTCGATTGCCTTGGTGATGGATGTGTCAAGACAGGCGCGTTTACCTGCTTTCTCCACCACAAATCCAGATCGGGACGGCATAGGGAGATGGGTGCAGAAGATGTCGTCTCGACACATCTCGATCCAGTCAAAGACGTCTAATCCATCAGGACCTGAAGGACTATAGAGTCCACATTCGCGCAACGCTGAAATGATGCGATCAAAGTTGGCATGGAAACTATTGATCCCGCGCTGGAATCCGTACTGGTCGATCATTTGGAATCGAGGAGGAGCAGGCGTCCGTGGGTTGTAAGAGGGGTCACAGAACCAATAAATGATATCCCAGCCGTCGTATGTAAACTCGCGGCATAAAATGTTAAACGCCACCGGATTGATGAGCGTAGTAACACCAGGAGGAGGACGAACCCACAATTGGCTTTCCAGCGGGCGCTCCAATGCTGCTTGAACCTCGGTGCCGCACTCGTGACAGAAGACGCCTTCATACTGACCACCGACAAGATGCCCTCCGTCACACGATGGAACCGTGCTAAGGCTATCTCCTTCTTGTCGCATCATCAACAACGCATTCAGATGCTCTTGCCCTTCCTGGGTCTCAACGTCCAATTCGTTGGCAATGATGGGTGTATTCCGCAACCGGGCAAACTCCTCATCCAAGTTTACCAGTTCTTCATAGATCATACTGCCTCCTTATCACTAAAGAAAAAATGGGGAGAGCCGAAGCTCTCCCCATCCGGGTCGGGGATTAACGACGTCCCCAGGTGTCACGACGTCCGCTGACGGAGCTGGTATCGCGCTGGCGGCCGGTGTACAGGCTACCGAGGCGACGAGAATCCACGGCGTAATCTGCCATAGCGCCGGCACGACGACGACCAGAAGTGGCCATGTCTTGCGGCATGTCCGTCCAGGTGATGGCGTGCTCAGTGCGCTGGAAGGCTTCCTCCAGACCGACGATCAGGGCTTCGTCGAAGGTGTAGCGACGAGCGTAACCCTTGAAGACGATGTCCGGACGAACAGCCAGTTGCAGCTCTTCACGACGCGCCACGCGCAGTGCCAGATCCGAGTTGGTCGACCAGGTCGCATCGAAATCTTCGACAGCCGCCATATCGTCGGCGCCGCAGATGTTCAGGAACGCCAGATAATTCAGGCGACGGATGTCGACGCGCTGACCTTCGCGATTGGTCATATAGCCCAGGCTGATACGCTCGAAGCGCTCACGGATCAGCGGACCCCCGTTGTAGCACTCGCTGAACGCGCCATCGGTCAGGAAGTCTGCGGCGTCAATGATGACTTGTTCAGCCTTCGTGTTCCGCTTGGCGGCGGCTTCGAAGACACCGGTCAGCATGGACAGCGGACCAATTTCATCGATATCGATCGAGAAGATCGGATCGCGGCGGATGGCAAACTCCACCATGTCGGAGAAATCCTTCATGGAGAAGCTGTTGGACGTGAAGTCCGGAACCCGCTTGGGAACATCGTCGTTGTTGGTCAAGCCCGGGCAATCGAAACCGATCGCTGAGAGATCGCGCAGGTTGTCCTGCGCGGCCACACGAGGACGATACGCCATCGGCCAGACGTTACCCTTGGCCAAGGCCACCATGCCGTGAATACCCAACAGGATCATGCCAACAGACGGCATGCCCAGACGGGTTTCCACATTGGTCATGATGATTTCCGGAGTCTCGCACTGAGTCTCTTGGATTTCACCACGTCCTGCGGGGCGAGCCGGTTCGTAGATCAGGTTCATCATGGTGTCAACCAGGACGATATCACGCTGACCTGTGACACCCATGCCGCGCTGACCATCGTTGGGAGAGGCACCCGAGATCAGAACACTGATGTCGGAAGCAATCGGGAGGCCGGCAGGGGTTTCGGGTTGCGACGGGGAGATGTTGAAGCGGCCCAGCAAACGATCGTTGGTTTGCAGTTCGCGCACCGAGAACATTTCCTGCGGTTGACCAGCCACGCGATCGGCCACGGCTTTGATGGCGATAGCGGCGAAATACATCAGGACCTTGATCTGCTCCTTGTCGTCCGGGGACATTTCGCGACTGATGATGTTTTGACCGGCTTCGTACACGTTACTGACCAAGTGCTGGCCGGCGGTGATGTCGTGCACGCGATTCCAATACCAGTCGTCGTACACATCGCTGGTCACCAGACGGATCTCGACGCTGCGGCCGTTGATGGTTTCGGTACGCGGGAGCAGTTCGCCGTCGATGGAGTTTTCCACCAGCAGCGTGTGGACCACGGCGCTGTTGCTGCCGTCCTTTTCAGTGGTCTCGGCAGAAACCAAGATGGCCGAGCAGGCGGCACCGCTGGAGTTCTTGTCCAGCACTGTGAAGCGGTACTGCCCAACTTTGTCGCCACAGGCTTCCTTGAGGGCGGTCACGATCTTGGTGATGCCTTCGCCGGCACCGCGGCGATCAAAGGGGGTCGCCATGCGTTCGGACAGGCCGGTGAATCCGCCGGGAGCGCGACGCGATTCGCTGGGGTTGTCTTGACGGCCGGCGCTGTTGTCCAGATCTTCGGTTTGGGTTTGCGGTGCAGCAGCGCGACTGCCGCGATTTCCACGAGTGGCACTCATGTTTTTCTCTCCGGTTATGAATGATGACACGTCATGATCATGTCACTAAAATAGTGTGTATGTTTTTCCATTTGGAATAGGTTTACACATACACCCAAGGTTGCGCCAGATAAATCCGGCGGAGCACTGGCTCTACATAATGTAGTATTGCTGTCATTTTTAACAGCAAGACTCTTATGGTGCCAGAATCAGTTAGCCAGAATGGTTTCAATGTTGTCGAGCACCAACTTCGACCAGTTCTCGAACTCCTGTCTTGGGGTTCTGGCTGGCTCAAGGAGGGTGAGTTCACTGACTTCGTCGGCGTTATTTGGAAGAAAGATATCAGACATCCCCGTGACGCGATAGACAAACCCCAGATGGACTTCACCAACGGCGTTACTGTTATCGATCAGAAGACCGGTAAAGTGGGACCTCGGTAACAACGGGGTATCGCCAGTGTTGAGTTCTTCTTGGAGTTCGCGGTACAGACAGTTGCTCATGATAACCGCTGCGCTCAGCTTATCACCGGTCGCGATATCGCGTGTGTCCGCTGCATCTACATGACCGCCAAAACCCACCGACCGAGCTCCGCGCAGACGCTCTTCACCGCGTTGCTTGTCCGGTCGGCGATATCCAACAATGTTGCTGAAATCGTCAACAATAACTCCATACGGAATCAGTTGCCAGTAAGTGGGATCTTTCTCCATCTCGGACCGCTCTTTGATTTCCATGTTCTCCGTGAGGAACTTATCGATTTCAGCACGATGATACGCTGAGACAGGAACGTATCCCATGGGGTGAGTCGCTTCGAGTCCTAGCGTGATCAGTTTCTGAATCATGCTGTATTTGTCAACCACAACGATGGGTTGTGACATGTTTTCTCTCCTGGGTTAAAAACTGGCTGCCGTTATTATGTAGGCCATTGAAAAACGACGGAGATCCGCCGTGTACGATCTATTTCAAGACACGTTACCCTTGCGTCGTGTCTACCCGCATTCGCCATTATTCGAAAGAGTTCGTGACCCGCTCCGTCGCGATCTGGAGACCATTGTTAACCACCACCGGCAGAAAGAGGGATGGGTCCAAAACCAACATCCCCTCATGAGGTTACTGGGAAGCATCCCGGTTTCCTTCAAACGCGATCCGCAGAACTACGTGGACGCTGTTCGTGATGTGGGATTACGCACCGCAGGAATGGTAGGGATGACTACCAGCGTTTCCTTTGGACGAATATGGTCACCCGGTCCGTTCTATGGTTCAAAATCCAAAGAGGTCCTCATTGCTCACGGTGAAGAGTTTGATGTTGATGCGGCTGGAAAAGACTGGAAGAATCTTCAACCTATTCAGGTTATGCGTCACCCGTATTCGGATCTCTCGATAGCTCGACCCGATGGACAGTATCTCCCCGGAAGTCTTCCGGGAATATCTGTCATCAGCATCAATGTTCCTATGCTGGCTTTTCAGTATCGATGCTGGTGCGAGGACGCAACGGTATCTCAATATGACCAGAAAACCTACGTGGCAACCAGTCACTTCATGTACGCATACCCTATCACGAATATGGTATATAGCCATTTAGACGTGGCTTTGTTTAACCGTATGGCTATCACGTTATTTAGTGATGGTCAGTTGGGTCGATGGGTGAGAGCTCATCCGGTTTACGGGACAGATCGATCCTCCTGGGTGGATACCGCGATTACCCAAACCCTAACGGGGGTTAGTCGTGCTTACTTGAGCTTTGATCAGCTTCTGGATAGTTTGCCGCTGATTACCGCGCCTAACCTAAGACATCTACTGATGGTTCCAGACACGGCACCCACACGGCAAGTTTCTTGGGCGCTTATCCTAGCACTGCTTCCTTACATCCGTTTCTTGGTTCGAAGTAATCTCGGTGGGAGGAGCGGTCCTAATACGGCTTACCTCAATCGCATATGGATTTGGTTACGCCGGATTAAAAATGATCGCTTATTGGAAAATCGTTTACCTCCCGAGATTTATCGAGAGGTGCGAGAGATGATCGAGCGAGAGATAGTGCTTTACATTCCGGGGGCGTAAGCCTCCGGTTATGCCGCATGACCATAGGTTCGGAAGGTGTCTGAGATCATGCGGCGATACTTGTCATCCTCGCAATAGAGGCCGAGTGATGCCATCACTAGATAGAAGGGGCGTGTGATCCCCATGGCGGCCTTGCGATAATGCATGGCGTCACACATCGGAGTCGGCACCCCTCGTGCCTCGATGACTGTCTGCGGGACGTAGAACGTTTCGATGGACGTCTTACCCGACTTGACAAGCCACTTACGAAAACGGTCTGCGAGGTCTTTGTCTTGCAAGTCCTCCACCCATTCACGGAGACGCGTTCGGTTCGGAAGTTCGACAGAAACCTTAGTGGCGTAATAGGGCAGAGGGGGGGCTTCACCGTAGCTTGGACCAAAGACTTCGTTCCAGAACAAATGGTTCTTGTAGAGATTGGCTTCTTCTTCGTCCGCATAAGAACTGCTGTCCTTAATCTGTACAGCTCGCATGTACCGAGTTTCTCCTTTCTCCATACTGGTCACAATGTCTTGCTCCAGCTCAACTACCGGTGTCAAGATTTCTTGTGAACTGAAGCGCTTATTATCCATGATGCCTTCCAAGATCCATCGAATGTACTTGTGCAGTTTCTTGGTGACAATAGGAGGGGCGCTGGAGTCACGCAAGTGAACACCTTTGATTTCCAGTTCCAGTTCTGGGAGTACGTTTCCTTCCTGGATAGAACGAAGGGCGTAATAGTGTTTAGCCACTGGCGTTAAGGAATACACCGGGAAGAAGTATTCGTTCTTCATGGAGATACGGTGCATGTGACGCTTGACAATACCCAAATTAGCTGACATGAGTCCCAGTTTGTGTCGCACTGTTTGAGATGCCAAGAACGTAGTGGCATACGCAGTGCGATACCCTTCAATGCTAAAGTCTTCTGACCCCGTCATCCAATCTGCCCAATACTGATTTGTAAAGATCGTAGAGTCCGTATCCGAAGTCATCACCACTTCACGAATGATGGTGGGTAGAATCGCAATAGATGTCGGAAGGGTGGTGGGTCTGAAAACCCCTTTGATGAGTGTTTGGAAATCATCAATGGTGTTGGCGATGTTCTGGATAGTACCACCTAGTAACCCGTAGAGTTCCGGATTTTTGGTTTCCAGATCCTCCAATTGAATCCCTTGGATTCGATCAGACAGCAGCATCATGGCAAGGGTGAGTGCATCGCCTTTATGTTCCTTGATCAATGCCTCGGTGTTATTCACCGGAATCGCAGCGGGTGTGGATAACGCTGATAGGAAGTCTCTAACCACCTGAGGATTGTGTTCCTTCAGGTGATACATGTCGCCAATATACACAAAGGCAGCACGCTGCACACCAGTCATCCGGTCCGCATGTTCTCGGAAATGATCCATGTATTTGTCTCCCCGGAAGTAATACCGGGAAGACCTGCGAATACACGCCACGACGTCATCCGGCGTGGGGAGATACAGGTTGTACTTGTCGATAGCGGCATGAAGTGCGTCGAAATCCGTGTAGACGGACGCGTTAATCATGCATGCTGTTACTACCGCTGGACACCAGAAATGTCGATTCCCCGCCAGAAGCATTTCATTGTTTGCATTGGCATAGCTAGATGAGGTACGGCAGGTGCTGGTTAATGTTGGGTGTGACGACTTGTTAGCCAACGGTGTTGAGTCGTTTGCATGTGCCCCTGATAGGGAGTTGTTCAGAATCTTGACGGATTCTTGGAGTCCATCGTAATAGTTGGCGCGGGCGGCATCCTTAGCCATCTTGTACTTGAACTTGAGTTTCTTGAGTGTCCCGCGTCGATCCATATTACCTTGGGCAAACACGGCCAGTAGAGATTCCTTCACGTCAGGACTAAGGTATCCTGTCAAGGAGGGTGAAAGAATGATCTTCTTCTCAAGAATCTTGGCGTGGTATTCCCGAAACGGGATGTCTTTCTTTTCACGGTCTCCGTTCTTACCGCGAACCAACGCACACACGCGACGTTCTTTCAATAGCTGCTGTTGACCGTTCAGACCATAGACACGGTCGTGTACGAAACGATGTGCGGTCTCGTAGGGGATGTTTCTGAGTTGATGCAGGTACGTTGCGGATTGTTCGATACTCGCTGAAAGAATATCTACTTTTCGGTCATACGCTGCGTCGGGGTATATGAAGTGCGACATGATAAAGTCCTCGCTTACATCAGATAACTCAGTCTGTGAAAAAAAAAAGAGACGGCATAAACTCCCCACGGGCGTGGGGAGAATGGGGAGTTTATACCGGCAGCTTGACGGCGGCGGATCTGTGTAAAAAAGAGCCGGAGTGGATAACGCCGCGGGAGAGGGCACCGCATCACCACACCTCCGGCTTAAGCTCGCTCATTTCAAGCGTGGCTGCCTAATGTGACACTTGGAGAATAGCGTCACATATACATACGGCGTATGTTAGAGAGCTGACTCCCTCGATGGAGACTATCGCGTTTCAGGACGGCTCGTTCCATGAGGGAGTAGTGATGTGAAAGTTACCGATTCCAATCGATAACAGCGCGTTCCGAATCCGAGGAATGTCACCCAAGGTGATGTTATCCACATGAACGGTACAGGTGGCGGTAGTGACTTCCACGACAGAGTTGGTATCCAGCCATAGCCATCCCAAGGTATCCACCCGCCCGTCTTCGTATTGGATCTTGATATAGTGATAATCGTTGGATTCCGGTGGGAACGTCGGATCGATAGCGTGGATGGTGGGGTAAATATTGAGATGCGTGGAGGTAACATCGCGGTAATTCAAGGCAGTATCGCGATCCAAAATCGCTAGCACCTTGACACGATTGAAATTGGTTCCCAGCAAACTGGGCGCACGGGTGGTAAAGCTGATGACCTTACCGATCAAATCAAACGTCAGGTTCATGGTATCCTCAGTCAATGTGAATGACAACGGTGCCTAGGGTGTCCACCATCCGGAACCGGATAGGGGTGTGTGGGTTGACGGCGCGGGTTAGCACACGCCGTGCTCGCTGAACGAGATAGATGAGACTTTCCCCAACAACGCCTCGGAGATCACTATTGTCACCACCGGCCAGCAGCAGCAATTCATTAACAATCTCTAGACAGGTCAGTGTAATCCGAATATCGGTTGGAGGAGTTTCTGGGGAATGCTCATACCGGACAGCATCCAGCAGCTCGATCAGTGTTTCAGATTCGAGGATAATTATTGTCATCTTGCATGAGCTCCAATATGCTGACGCTCTGTTTGGGTGATTCAATCCGAGCCATCATAATGTCATCACCAGATAGTCGCTCAAAGCGGTAGTCTAATCGGGTTTCACCAGGCCAGCGATACAAACGGTACTCATGAAATAGTTCATGGAGCTGTGCCGTGAGTTCTTCCAACCCCACCAAGAAGATGGTTGTAGCGTCTGTATCCCCCAAGTAATTCCGGATGCGATCCAGATCAATTCGCGAGGGTGGGCTGGTGCGACACGCAGTGCATGCAACTCCCACATAGTGTTCGAACGATTCGCCGTCAAGATTGTCCAGACTGGTATACAGTTGGTAGAAACGCTGTATCAATTCCTCGGTTGGGAGGAGATGCGTTACACGACTCATGGTGGTCTCCATCTACATCATGAAGGGTTACAATGAACGTGTCATCGTAGAAACCCGATACATTGTAATTAAACTCTGAGTGACCCGAGAGGCTTCGTCGATGCATGGGATCGATCGTTATTGCACGTATCAGTTCATCGACGATGCGGTACATTTCAGACATCACCTCACAGTCATGATTCTTCGCGGCGTAGGAAATACGCTCACAGAGTAGCTCTTCAACCGCTAAGATATCTGACTCGGGATCCAGCTTGCGCTTAAACGCGCAGTCTAAGAGTTCCTCAAACTCCAAGTCATTTAGCCGGAGGTTGAGGAAGTTCCCTATTCGACGATGGAGCCAGGCTGGAATATCAATAGAAACAAGCAGGCGCATGACTTCTCTCCACGAAGAAACAGACACTGTCTTCATCCAGACTGATGAAACTGTACGCCCAGCGCGGTAACTCTCCGCTAGGTACCAGATAATCTGTGAAATGATCGGTGAGGCGTACAATAGCCAGTTCTACCTCGTTCCAGAACCAGTTCTGGATACCGCCGACATCCTCCTCCATGATCTGATGATCCTCCAAAATCCGGTACGGACCGGCGTGGAACTCAAGTGACAGCATATTGATCAGTTCCTCACTTTCGTAGGAACTGATCAAGGCGTTTCGGAGAGCTCTAGAGATGAAGACAACAATGTCGTGGGCTTCACCATGAACGTTTAGCAACTCCATGGTCTGGCTAAACCACGATCGATGGTACGGAAGTGGGAAGTAAACGTACATAGCAGCCTCCTAAAAAGGTAGGTAATCGTACGTGATAAAGAGTATCAGATCTTCATCCGGAGTGGTATCGATGTCCATCACATTGATAGACAGATAGGGGATCTTTATCGTCCCCTCAATCTGATGGAGTTTATCAATCACGGTGTAGAGCTCGTCCTCAAAAGCATCATAGCCAACGGTCAGTAAACTGATCCATGTATCCATGGCTTCTTCTTCGGATACACTCAGGTTGACCTTCTTGAGGAGCGTGGTAAGCGTTTCTCGGTTGATAGACATGGCGATGTCTTCCGGGGTAAGGGCTCGATTTTGCAAATACCCCCGGTTAACTAGCAACATGAGTTCTTCGAAGAAAGCCCTTTCCCCGTGCAGTGTTTCCAGAAATCGAATGCCATGGTTTCCCGTGATTCGAAAAAACTTCTCGGCCGATAGATACACGCGAGTGCGTTTACCCTCATTACTCATGTTTCTCTCCCGTGGAGATGGGGTATATTTCGATGCGCAACGTTTCACGCGATACAGAAAGCTTCACTGTGGAGGGGTGTTCAGCAATGCGCTCCGCATAGGGTTTCAAGACCGCGTCCAGTGGAAAGAGAGCGTGACAGATAACAGACCTGGCTCGATCAGGCGCCACTCCCCATGACTGAATCAGTTCTTGTTCTAAGAGCGCCAGTCCGCCTGGTGTTGTTCCTAATACATATTCCGTGACACGCACCACAATTTCGTGAGCCTCATGACCGCTCCAGGTATTGACGGTGTACCCCAACACGGTCTTGATAGGGTTGATCAAGTCATCAATAGCAAGACGCGCAATACAAGGTTTCATGATAAACCTCTAGTCGGTAAACCCATCAGTAACTTGGGTGAGGGGGTCGCAGAAGGACTGAATCACGACAGGGTGCCCGTTAACGGAACGACACTGCCAACCGCTTGGTAGTATCCGCTGTTCTTCTTTGAGTTGTTCGTATTGCAGGATTCGCCAGTCATCGATTTTCTCAACCACGACGGTATCATCCTTGAGACTATTAACCGCAACCACATCCCAAGTTTTATTGGGGTATATGGAGTGCGTAGCCAGTCGGACTTGGCCAAAGACGCGATCCATGACTAATGACCAGTAGCTGTCGGATAACGTATCCATAGCGGCTGGGTGATACCACGGCATCATCGCTTCCGCAACCTTGTTATAGGAGTGACCTATGGGTGCCCACTGAAGGCGTTCGCTCACGGCGTCATCCAATAGACACCGAATCAATTCCAAAGCCTGTTCCGGTTTGAGGGTCTCAGTGAGCTGGTGGCGTTGACAAAACGTGAGGGTGGCGTTGACAATCCACTGGACTTCTTCTTGGAACGAAAACATGACGATCATGGATGACTCCCTCTGCCTAATACTATCCGGTAGTCCCCACCACAGTGCTTCACGTCCTTGAGTGAGAGGTCGGCCGTGTTGTAATGGCTATACATGGACAGCTCTTGGTATGTACGGACAACGCGTTCAAGTTGTCGATAGAAAAATGGGTTGACCTGAGCGTGGTGCGTATGCTGGCTGATCTCTTTCCAGAACCGGGGTTCTACGGGTAGTATGAACACGCGGTGACACGCGAGCCCTAGGTGAGCCAAGGTGGCACACGTCGGTATGTCGTTCTGTTCAAAGAGGGGTTCGAGTTCGAGACCGTCCATGAGTAGGACAAGATCGCGCATTGGAGTATCCTCAATGGATGTATTCTGAAAAGTAGTATATATGCCACGCTCCGTGGCCTTTATGCTATAGGATGTCCTTATCTGTTATTTTCGACGGCGGGGTTTCTACGCATGAATCCGATCACGTACGCCCTCAATCAAGTCCATTTTCGGATCCCTGATGAGGTTCTGAAAGAGACTTTTGTCTCTCGACAGTTTAACTTTCAATTCCGCTCAACCCCTGCAACCGTAGATGCTCGTATTCGTGACTTGGTTCTGAATGCACGAGTGATGGTGGATTGTAATTTGTTTGGTGGGGTGGAAACAACGATCCCGTTGATCCGTGCTTCTTACGAATACATTGACCCGTATCAGGTGATCTATACGGTCCCAAAAACCTTGACACAGGGGCGATCTATTACACGGGCTTTGTCCGTGTCTTTCGGTGATGGTGCCATGGCGGGCATCACGAATCTGGTACCCTCCTATGGGAACAATTTGCTGGATGCTGCGCAGGGATTGCTGCAGTCGCACCAACCCATCCCAATGGTTTCTACTGCCAACTGCATATTGGTTGGTGAGAATCAGGTGTTGATCCAGGATAACTTCACGTTACCACCCAACATCTATCTTCGCTGCTGGTTGGAAAATGACGCCATGATGTCGCATATCCAACCCACCAGTTATCCGGCGTTTGCTGAGCTGGTTGTATTGGCGGTTAAGGCCTATATCTACATGAATCTTCAAATCCCGATGGATAAGGGAGTTATTCATGCGGGTGCTGATCTTGGGCGTTTCCGTGAAGTGGTGGATGGGTACAGCGATGCGGATGAACAGTATCGTGACCATCTGAAGAAGGTGTGGCGCAAGGTGGCCTACCTGAATGATTTCCAAGCGCATCGTCGCCACATCCAGCGTTTGCTGGGTGGTCCTAATTAACTTATTGTTGAGGTCTGCACCATGAGCAACAAACTGTTCTATCGCCTGGGTCTTGAAGACCTGGTCGAAGACGCTCCGGCTGACGAGCCGGAGTCACTGGAAGAAATCGCTGGCGAATCCTCTCCTGAATCTGACGTCCTGGCCGCTGAAGAGCAAGGTGAAGAAGTCGAAGGCGACGCTGACGATGTTGAAGCGATTGATGCCGACACTGAAACCATGGGTGAAGTGGTGAAGGGTCTGGAAGCTGCGCTGAAGAGCGGTAAGCCTACCAAGGACGCGATAGTCTTCTCCAACATGGCGATCAACGCCGTGAATCGGAAGTGGTTCGGTGGCACAACCTTGACCGTTTCTACTGAGTCCATCAACTCTCCTGAAGATGCGGTTGTCGCTTCGATGGAAGGCGCTCTGGACAAGATCAAGGAACTGGGTCGTGCACTGATCGAGAAGCTCAAGAAGCTGTGGAATACCTTCTCCGGTTGGATCAAGTCCGTCTTCGATGGTTCCGCCAAGCTGACAGCCCGCGCCAACGCCCTCGCTAAGAAGGCTGATGAAATGGCCGGTAAAGCCGCCGGTACAGTTGACTTCAAGGAATCCAACACAGGTTTGCTGGAAACCCTTGAAATCAACGGCAAGCTGAACAAGGCCACTGTTGTGGCTGGTACCGCAAGCGTGGCCAGTCTGATGGCCGCATTGGGTTCCAGCGCTCTTATTGCTGCCGATATGGGAGCGATCGGTGACAAGGTTTTCAAGGCCACTGACATTGATGCTGCCAACAGTGCCGCCGGTGAAGGCGTTAAGCAGTTGAACACTGCATACGAAAACGTCCTGAAACCGCTGGATGGCATGGTGGTCATCACCAATCCTTCCCGGGCCCCTGAGAGTGCCACTGTGGCTCGCGGCAAGAAGATTCTTCCCGGCAACAACGGCCTGTACATTATCATACCTTCTGGCGAAACCCCGAAAGATCTGGGTGAAGCCTCCAGAATGTTTGGCAAGTACAAGTTCACCATCATGGATCTGTTGAGCGGCGCTGATCGCAAGCTGGAAGGCGAAGCCATTGCTCCGAAAGACGTCAAGGTTTTGGCAACTGCTGCTGCCGGCATCTTCGAGAAGATCGGTAGCTACAAGAAGGCTTACGCACAGCGTGAGCATCTGCGTGGCCTCGTGATCAAGCAACTGGAAAGCTCTGCTAAAGAAGCGACCGGTAATAACGAAGGTGACAAAGCGCGTATCGCTCAGGAACGCAGCAACTTTGCTCGTGCCTTCGGTACTGCTTGGTCTGCACTGGTGTCTGCTGACTACATGGTTGTCAACTATGTTCAGAAGACTGCCAAGGCCTATCTGGCATATGGCGACCTCTGTCTGAAGGCAGCCGGTGGCGGTGAGAAAGCCGAAGAGCCGAAGAAGGAAGAGCCGGCAGCTGCCTAAGCCTAACTTCATCCGTTTGCTGTAAACAACGCGGGAGAGTCATGACTCCCGCATTCAAAATCTCCGTGGAGTAACACCATGAGCAACAAACTGTTCTATCGCCTGGGTTTGGAGGAGTTGTCTGAAATCGCTCCGGTTACCGAGGTTCCGACTAACTCTGCACAGCAAACAGAACTGGAGCTCAATCAACTGGGGAACGAGCTACATGGTGACGTGCAGTTGGTATTGAGTAACGATTACTGGAAGCATCAGCATCTGGTTAACGCAGGCGGTTAACATTTATAACAGCATATAACCCCAGGGAGAGATCCCTGGGATTTATGTCGTCATTTCTTGGTTGGTTGCTTGTAGAGAACCCCAATAACACCGGGTAGTTCTACCCACTTTCCATTGACCCACTCGTAGTAAATCCCACCCCGTGTTCCGAACTGGATTCGTGAAGAACGGCAGATTGTTGGCATGTCCAGGTAGATCAAGTACGCATCCGTCCCCTCGTTGGGAACTGGAATGATTTCCTTTTCCAAGATATAGTCCGTACTCTCAACAACACAGAGATTTGGCAGAGTTTCATCCAACGGAGGGACGTCTATCTTAGGGGGTTTGTTAATGTATTGCCATATCCGCGATAATGCCGATATGATAATCATGATCAGAACTTTTCCCATAGCGGTGTTCCGTGGTGTGAGAGGTTCATAGGAATATCTCACACCAGTGGGGGTTATCGTTTGTTATACCGACTGATACGGATAACTCCATGATTGGGATCATCCAAACACTCGACGGTTTCACGATCCCAGCCTTCTCCAGTAAACGTTGGGAAGAACGCGTCCCCATCTTTCACGATCTCCGGGACATGGGTCATGTACACTGTATCAGCAAACGGAAGCGCTTCCTTGTAGATCTCCCCACCTCCGATGATAAACACCGTGCCATCAGCAGGCAGATGGGGTTCGGCTTCCAGCAGGGCTTGTGTCAGCGTTGTGACGTAGCAGTAACCTGCGCCAGGCTCGCGCGGTGTGCGTGAGATAATGATGTTGTAACGACCGGGTAGAGGTTTGCCGATTGAGTCAAACGTTTTGCGTCCCATGATCACGGGGTGACGGAGCGTGCTTTCTTTGAAGAAACGCAAATCTCCGGGAATACGCCACGGTAGTTGACCTTGGCGACCAATACAGCCATTCATACTCATGGCAACAATCAGAGCAATGTTCACTTAACGTCTCCCGTCGAGAGCTTCGGTTGTTGACGTACGTCCTTCCTTCATATCCAACTGTTTCAGATAATCCGAGTACGTCGTCAGGGTAATGTATTTGACACGAGATTTTTTATTAATCCCTAAAGCAGGCGGTGGTTTAACATATCGCAGAATGGGGTTAGCAACTCCGATAACCGACGACTCACCCGTATCAGGATCTGGTCGATGGATCAAGGGGATTGTGGGAAACAATCGGTCTCCGAGTAACTTGGGTGCGAGGGCTTGTGTATGTTCCGGAAAGAGTACACCAAACAGCCGAACTTGGATATAGTCCTGATCAACCTCTATCTCAGTTTGATCATGGTAAATAGCCCCGCAAAGCATACTAATGCCCCGAGTACTTATTTCACTTGCGTAATGGAAAGCCAGATCTTTATTACCCCCCATCAGTGCTTGATGTATCACGTGAATATCTTGGATACTCAGGTGAGCAGATGGGATGCGAAAGTCTTGTTGGAATCGAAAAAGCTTGGGTATTCTGCTCATAGTGTCCTCGGTGGCAGAGTCTGTTTCTCAAAAAATCCAGTGAATCAGTTAAAAACAACATAAGTCCTCCCATGAGTGGGAGGGCAATTATGTCTTACCACTTAGCGCTGGGGGGGAGTATGTCTTCTTGGGACACACTGGGTTGTTGAGTGCCGGCTATCACTTTATCAATAGCTGACCGCATTTCATCGGTAAACGTGAAATGGTAAGCGTTAGGAGCCTCTCCTTTCCAAGTCTTCTTTACCGCGTTGTCCTCAGGATGGTTAATCGCGCCATCTATCGATGATCCAAAGGCTAACACGGTGACAGTCTTCGGCGCAAAGCGTAGCCGGTCAGTACCTCGACTATGCCCTATCCAGATGTCGGCTGTTTTTGGCAGCGTATAGGGCTCACCCGGATCAAAGGATACTTCGCAACCCGCTGACTCCAGATACCTGCGAATTGACTCATAGAACGCCTTAGCCGTCGGGTTTCCTCGAATATACTTCGGATTCCCTTGGATGATGACAGCAGTGAGGGTCTTATCCGTGCGGTCTTCTTTACTAGCGGTCAGCTTATCGTAGTGTTTCTGGATAAGCAGTTTGGCAGTATCTAGTTTCTTTTTGTCTGACGTGGTCAAGTTCTTGCCAGCGCGATTGATGTAAAACTGGAGCCGAGCGATCGCCTGTCGTTTATCCTTAGACGCCTTAATCAATCCATTGGCAATACTGCTAGCGGATTTCTTAAAGAAGTCTTCAGGAGGATGCCATTTCTCTTTCTTAGTGACATCGTCGGACCACTTCTTACCTTCCATAGAGGGAGTTGTTGCCAACTCAATTCCCTTGGTGTTTAAGAAGTCAGCTACCTGAGCAAGGTTATCCAGCACTATAGCTCCGTTACGCTTAAGCATTTCAGCAACTGCGTCAAGTGACCGACGTTCCCCCGTTGTCCAAGTTGTGCCCAATTCACTATCGAGCAAAGTGAATAGTGTCTGATTGGGTCTACGGTGACTATCGTCCACAACCTCAGCAATGGAGTAAACTCCTGTCATGAGCGGTGAGATGACATAGAGAGTATAGTCTGAAGATTCACGGACCTGTCGTTCGATAACTTGGTCTTCCGGTTTCCAGTCAGGCACGACTGGGTCAAACCACCCAACAGATACGATCAGTTCTTTCTTCAACCGATCCCGCCACTGACTGTTGTTACATGTACCACCCAGAAAGACTTTCACCGATGAGGAGCTATAGTCCTCAGAAAACGTACCCGGCATGTTACACCTCAGGTAAAGCAAAAAAAAAGAAGGGGATCATAAGATCCCCCGTTCTAGTCAAAGCCAGTTATAGAGCGGACCATAGTGGCTAACCCAGCGATTGGCCACGGCTTCGTAATGTTTCGGACTCAAGAACTCCTTGAGTGTTTCGAGGAAAGTTTGAAACACTCCTCCCCCACGGATGTGTATCTCAACCAGGCCGGTAACAGGGTCTACCCCTACGTCATTGATCTCAGACATTGAGATACCAGCAATGTGGGAAAGCTCTTCACGAGCCTCGCTGGCAGTGAGATGTTGCTCTTGGCAGAGCGCGTCCCAGAAGCGAGAGACATTCCAGAAACCACGTGGTGCTACCAACATGTTGGCTGGAAGAAGAGTCCTTTCAAGCAGAGCAATATCGGCATCAGTGAGACGCTCGATATCGAAGCCAAATCCAACACCGTCAGGCTCAATCCAAAAGGCTTTTGGAAACCGCTTGATCAATGCTGCGCGGAAATGTTCACGATCCATCCCATGGTTAGGGATATTACGAACCACCGAAATAACGATGTCATGCTTAGTGTTGTTATCCATTTTGTCCTCCTACGGACAGTTGATTAGATTCACTTAGGTAGTATGTATCTGAAAAAAAATGGCTTTAACGGCATACAACGCAGGCCTAAGCCTGCATCAAGTATCCCAAGGTAAACCGGTAGGTATCATCACTGAGGCGCGTAAACCCCTCTACTGAAACTACGTTCATGGTGCGCTCAATATCACCAATGATTGCACAGAAGTCTTTCTGGACTTGGTCCCAAATGTTGCCATACCGCAGCTTGAGTTGCAGTACCGTTTCAGCCGCTTGAACGATAAAACCGCCCGAGTCCTCATCGGGTTCACTGTAGAGCATCTTGAGATGGTTCAGAAAATCCGCATAGGCTTGTTCGCGTGAACTGCTATCAGGTCTATCGCATGCTAAGTCCTGAAACAAGGTTCTGACAATGTCGTCCACAGTAGCGCCGTACAGATCACGTTGGGATTCAAATCCTTCAGGGTAGTACAGAGGACTATCTGGGATGGGAATCAGGCAGACAGCCGTAACGATTTCTGACATGGTTTCACACCCCAGCTAACGATCAGACGACTTCTTTCCCTTCAACCCCACGCGCCATCCGGCGTGCGGTGCGGACTTCCAGATTCACCAATGCATTCTTCATGTCCGCAATCGCCCGCTTGTTTTCATCACAGGGGAACTGGGAATCCAGGTGCTCGGTGCGATGAATCAAAATCGCCAACAGCGCTTCATTGGTAACACCGTTCAGTCCATGAGCGGGAATCGGACCTTGCTGAAAACTGATGGTGGTACCCGATTGACCATGCATCACTTTGTAAACATGTCCCGTCATATCGCGACCCGCGGCACGTTCATCGGGACCGGAAAAAGCATTGACCATCAACCCGTTGTGGTCGGTATAAATACGCATGTGAAACTCTCCTAAGTGGGGACTCAGATGTCCATACCCATGGTGTATATCTGTAAAATATTATTCTTGGAATAGCGTTTTGAATTGAATATCGCTCATTACTACCGGTCGATTACTCGATAAGTACACGACCCAGTCCCCCGGATAGACGAACAATGGCTTGGGGGTTCTTTCAATAACGGCATAAGCGCCGTGTCTCAGTTCCATCTGCTGGCGTTGACTTAAACGCGTTAAACCACGGAGCTGTGCTGGGTGTGTCACAACTCCGGGTAAGGTTATCCCCGTCTTCCATTGCAAACCTAAGGACTGTCGTGTCGCTTTAGGGTCTACTGACATACCTCTCTCCTAGAGATAATACTCACGCCATGGCCATGACAATACGACCCAAGGGGTCACACATCTTGCGATCAAAACCCGATTCTTCCGGGTGCTCCACCTCTTGCGGATTCCGGTCTTTCACCACCGGCGTAGGAAAACGAATCACGACACCCAGAACCCGTTCTGGATCCGTATGCAGTTGCAGATGTTGATCAGGCTGCCGAGGAATAGCGTCCAGCGCTACCACCACCGGCGGGGTACGTTTGTTGCTCATGGTAACTCCTAAGTACGTGTAAGACGAAATGTCTCATAACTAATACCGTGTGTGTAAAAAATAAGCGCATAACCCCCATATGGCCGAGGGGGTCTTCGGCCAGAGGTTAGCTCAAAGGGTTATACCGTCATGGATTCAGGGAATCGCGGGTTCCGGCGTCAACGCCGACACGTTCACGGAATCAATCACGTTGTCCGGCGTGGTATACACCTGACCGCCAGTTTCAGCAAGGGCTTCATGGAGCTCTTTCAGGTCCTGATGTTCCGCATCCGAAAGCGGTTCTTCCCCACCCGGCACATCCCCCATCACGAGGATACCCGTAGACTCCGGATTACGCACTGCTTCCGCAGCAGCCGCTACAGCTCCAGCATACCCCGTTACTCGTGGCTGCACCACAAACAGATTCAACACGGCTTCGGTTTCCCGATGCTGGTCTTCCTGCATGGTTTCAGCACTCACCCGCACTCCCATGGGTTCAACTCGCACCATCGGCATCACGCCAGCGGTCAGCGTGTCACACAGAGATTCCAGACCCACTCCGTAAACACGTACCAGCCGCAGAGGCTTCGCCCCATGACTGCGCTTTGCGCTGGCCGGTGCTTGACCAGCCAAGATTTCGTTCAGACTGTGACGCATGCTGGATCTCCCAGTTTGGTTTTGGAATCACGAATGACTCGTCGCATAGTATCACATCAGCAGTTATTTTTCACTGACGATCCAGAGGTCTTCTTCCAGTATGTGCGCGAAACTCTATACCGCGCGCAGGTTCCAACTAGCGTGTGCGCATTCTGCGCATCCGCGTACTCTATACCGCGTGCGCGCACATCACGCCTGCGCCCGCTTCTTTGTAATACTACTACGTAGTATTACGTATAGTAAATTATTTATTGTTTTAGATTTATATTTTACTAACGTAAAATATCCCCTAAGTTAAGATTATAAATAATCTAAATTGATCACGAGGGGTCAACGACCCCGAAGTGCATCAAAATCGATCTGACCAAGGTTTTTGCTCTGGCAAAAACACAAATCTGAACTCTGCCGCCGGGGTTTGAGCCCCGGCTGGTATTCAGATGGTTCGAATTTCGATCAGATTCAGTCTGAAATCGTTAAAAACACGCAGTTTTTCCACCAGGGCAACTGCATGTGACAGCCGTCACCCCCAGAATCTATTCAAACACGGCCAGTGCCGCTACTTGTTTTGTGAGTACTCTTAGGGCGCGCGCGATCCTTCAGTAGCGCGGGCGTTAAGGAAGGCATGGGTTTCGTAACCCGTTTTCAGCCAAAGAAAAAACTAACACCCTAAACCTAGTTTGAAAATACCGCTAGGACTTCGTACGAGAAGATTCTAGCGGCATAAAACCCCCCGGGAGTACTAAGGTACTACCCAGGTATTTGAGGGGTCTTAAAACGGCTCCCAGAGAATCATCAAGCTAGACGGACCCCTCAACCGTTTCGATGGATCGATCGTTCAGATTCCAGTGAATCGTTCCCACTAGCGCACCTTCGTCGAAAATTACCCCGAACCCTCGTGGGCTGGCCACCCACTGGACATCGTGTCGACACAAGGCGTTAAGCGCACTGGTGAGCGCATAGCGATCAATCCGGTTCTCGATACCAATCCGATCCAATGTTCGGAGGATGTCCCAGATCCCCGATCGGGTCAACGAGTATTCCAGGCTCCGGGAATGCGAGTGCTGCTTCCAGCGGACGCGATCCAGAAGTTCATCCAGGGTGTTAGCACATGGCTCGATCAAGACCATGGCTCGCTTGATGTCGCAGAGGTATCGCCAGATGGCGATAGCGATCAACGCGATCAGACAGGTTATCACAACGGTTGGGATCATCTGGGTATCCATGAGGATTCTCCGTAAGAGTTGGTATGTAAAATTTTACAGCTTTCCCTAGTCATATGCGCTAGAGTACCGCATTTTTTTTTTGCAGTCTCCCAAAACGAATCAGGATCGATTCGTTAGCGCAATGGGGGTAAGGGGGTTTATGCCGTCATTTTTTTTTTAGAACGACGGATGTTGACGTGTTCTTGACTACTCGCAAAGTCTTCACGAGTATGCAGTGCTAACAACGCCTGCATTTCAGCCAGCAGGGTTTCTTTCTCACCCGGTTGGAATAGGGGTGACTCTAGACCCTTCAGGCCTTCAGCGAGAGCATCCAGCCGCTTCGCCATGGTTAAGGACATGATGGTGTACAGTGTTTCATCAGCCTCCACGGGTATGTTATCTCCCGCTTCCATTTTCTGATAGAGATCCATCGTGCGTCGATGCATGTGATCACCCACCTGTTTACAGATAAGTATTACGCGCTGAACCACTTCTCTGTAACGCTGTTTCGCTACCCTAGCGGATACACCACATGCTGTCAGTCCTAAGATATTACGGCAATAGATGATATAGCGATTCCCGCGCTTGACACGAAATAGCATAGTGGGGAGTTTGTCGTGACGGAGGTTGACGTATGCAAACATGGGGGTCTCCTATATAAGGAAGGAATTCTGATAGGTGATGTGTATCCAACACGTAGTTGAATACCTTTACGCCGTGGTTTGAAGGGTCATCTTATGACGTATTTGTAAAACACCACCATGGGGGGGGAGTCCAAATGGATGCCCGTACTATTATTCTGCAAAAAGCATGGGTAGAGATTACGGATATTCCGCAAGGCGCCCTGATGCAGCGGGTGTCAGGTGCACCGGTTCACTACCTATATAGCAATGATCTCCCAAGAGCCAGCGACGAAGGATTCCCGTTGCCAGGAACCATGACTACAATCTTGGGCGGCTCACGTTTCTTCGTTCGCTCTCGTCTACTCTCCACGGTCACGTATTTACCCGTGGATGTCCAGGCGCTCAATGGGGCTGGATATGACGATTATGACTACATCATTACGGACAATGATCTTCAGAACAAGCGATTGATCTTAATCAATGATCCAAGTCGCGACACAGTCCGCATCACGCCGTATCACGGTGATATGCAGCGACTGGACGTGGATTACACCGTAACAGGTCGTGAAGTCAACTGGAACAATCTGGCGTTGGAACTCCTTCTCGAAGAAGGAGATGTTGTTAATATCCGTTACGCCAGAACGGTGACTTAACTAGAGATCAGATGTGTGTAGTATAGAACATTACCTCCCCCATCAAGGACGGCCGTTAACTCATGAGGGGCGTAAACCCGCGCCATGTTTCGACATGCGGGTAAGTGCATTTCATTCACCAAGATGATATCATCACCTCCCACGGCGGGCAGCGATACTTGTGAGCGACTGATCAGCACCGGGGTAATGATTTCAGATACTTCACCTTGCTCTGTTTCTGATGATCGGAAGCTGAACGAAACATCCTCACAGTCGTACAACTCTGTAAGGATCTGTAGGACAACGACTTGGTCATCCTGATTACGATGTTCTGGAAACACGACACGATGCTGCCCGACTTGATACGGGATAGCTCGACCTGTCAAATTGATAACCGCCATTGTTATTTCTCCAGCGAATAGTGGTTGGTATCGTAATATGTTGCATTCTGTTTTTTCTCACACCCACCTCATGAGGATTTATCATGACTCAACGCACCACGAAGTTCATCCAAGACGACGCCGTGACCGGCGCCAAGATCCTGCTGCGGAACAACGAAACCTTGCGCAGCTTTGCGCAGGACGGAACGACCAAGCTGGACATTCTGAAGCTCACAACCGCCAACGTTCTGGAGTTCCAACGCATCCCTCAGCTCAACAGTGCTCTGGCCATGCCGTCTGCACCGAAAGATCTGGTGACGGTGGAATACATCACCAACTTCGTCGCCGGCAAGACCGATCCCAAGGACGCCGTTAACTTCTACTCCGATGTCAACGTCCCCTTGACTGGCTCGACCCCGTTGGTGGTCGATAGCGGCACCCTGACCGACGGGATGCGTCTGGGTCTGGGTAACCAAACCACCGGCATCCAGAACGGTGTTTACAATGTGGCAATCTCGGGGGGTACCTACACCCTGACCCGAGCCGCTGACTTTGACCAAGTGGATGACCCGCTGGGCAAGGAAGTGACTTCCGGCGCCTACTTCAAGATCATTTCCGGTACGGTGTACTCCGGCTGGGAAGCGATTGTGGCCAACGCTGACCCCATTGTGATCAACACCACGGTGCTGACTTTCACGCTGAACCCGACTGTCCAAGCTCTGTCTGGCGGCGACATGGTTACCAAGACTGGTAACACGCTGTCTGTCGACCTGGCCTCCCTGGGTGGTTTGGAATCCACTAACCCCGGCAACGTCAACGGTCAGTTGCGCGTAAAGGTTGACACTGCTGCGTTGGAGAAAGACCAGACCACTCGCCGGGATTCGTCCACAGGCGCTGTGATGGCGAAGAAGCCCTACAAGCAGGCCGTTACGCTGACCGCGCAGGATATCCTGAACGGCTACATCGATGCCACAGTGGTGCTCAGCCAAGGTGGTGTGCAGCTCTGGGTGGCTGGCGGTGGCTTCCAGCAAGAAACGGTTGACTTCACGGTCAACTACACCGGCGGCGCCTCCAGTAAGACTCGTGTTACCTTTACGGGTGGTCTGGCCATCGGTGGCGTGTCGGAATTGGTCGCCGGTGACATCGTTGAACTGATCGGTGAGTCCTGGTAAGCCCTGAGGTAAGTCATGACACAGAGACTCTGGAAGTTCATGTCGACAGTCACAACGGTCATGACGACTCCGGTGCATAATAGCCTGATCCAGTTGGGTGACACCATTGATCAGGCTATTGGAAAACTCCAGAGTCTTCTATCTGTACGCACATTACGTACGGTACTGACCTCTCCAGTGACAGGCGGTGCCTCGACCACTGCAAACTTTACGCTGATGACTTTAACAGTTCCGGCTAATCGTTTGCAGGTAGGTGATGTCTTGGAGTTCACCATACACGGACGTAACACCAAGACAAACTCAGGTGGCTCAGTTATTGAGTATTGGGTATCTATTGGTGGTACTCAATGTATTACCCTCTCGTTCACACCAGGAACTGGGATCACGAATCAACCTTTTGTAGTTCGCGGACGCATTGTTGTCAGAAGCATAGGTGGTTCCGGTGCCTTAGTCTGCGCTGCTGATGCACTGTCTCATACCACTGCTACTACAGTTTTTCCCAGAACCAGTGCTCCAACCGTTAACACGCGAGACACAACTACTTCTCTTGTAGTCGCAGTAGGTGGGCGATATAGCAGCAGCAATGCTGGCAACCTGATGACTGCTGAGCATGGGGAAATCTGTCAGATATAGGAGTAGGTGATGAGTTATTTTGTTGCAAATGCATTGGGTGACTTAGTCACCGTTTCTGACGAGGCTCTCGATGGCGGGATTGAGTATCAGGATGATGTTCTTTTTGCCTTGGTCAAACAAGCCCAGTACAACTACAAGTGGTTGAACGACGAGATCGTTCATTGCCCGCGTCCAGATCCGTACCACGCATGGAATGGAACCACGTGGGAGTTTAGCCCTAAGCTCCTGCAAGACGGGCGAGACACCACTTGGGAAAAGATCAAAGACTACCGCCAGTATCGACAGTATCTGGGTGTGAAGATCATTGTGGGTGGGAACCCTTATTGGGTTCATTCTGATGAGGTGAGTCGCTCACTGCACCTGGGCTTGCTAGGTGCTGCTATTCTCCACGTGCTGAAGGTAGTGGTTGGCATCACAACCCTCCCAGCCTTCCCCAGTGGTAAGCTGTGGAAAACCATGGAAGTTAACGGCGCTGGTCAGCCTATCTTTCTACTCCTTGACTACACCGTGGCTTTCCAGATCTTTGCGGCCGATATGGATATCACCTCAGCCTGTTTCGCCAAGGCTGAAGAACATCGCCTGATGATGGAAGCCAATCCCGATCCTCTGAACTACGACTACACCACCAACTGGCCCCAGGTCTTTGGAGAATAACGTGGAAACGATTCGGCTTATATACAGCAAGTCTAAACTTCCTCTGAGTCCTCTGATCCAGATGGTGACATGGTCCGAGTGGAGTCATGTTGGTATTCTGGTAGGCGACACAGTCATTGAGTCTACATGGTCACACGGAGGAGTCAAGGAAACGTCTCTGGATGTATTTCTGGAACGCTCCAGCGATTGGATCGTTAAGGAATACCAGTGTCATAGTCGCCAAGCTATTATTGATGCAGCACGCACACAAATCGATAAACCGTATGACAAAACGGGGCTGGTTGGTATCTTGATGCGTGACAGGAACTGGCAGGAAGATGACAGCTGGTTCTGCAGTGAGTTGATTGCCTGGGCATTTGCTGCTGGCGGAACTCCCTTGTTTATGCTGGAAGACGGGTATCGTATTACACCGCAGAACATCTACATGCTGTGGAGTGTTGTGGTGGACAGGAAACCCAAATGAGGGCAAAAAACAAAGTGACATACAGCTAGGAGAGAGGGGTTACCTCTCTCCTAGCTGCTATGCCGTTAGTACGGGAAGACAACGTCGCCTTGTTTGAAAATGACCTTGTCCCCAACAATGAAGCCTGAATCATTTTCCATGCACTCAGCCATGTTAGCACTGATGCGTTTCCACTTTCCACCGCTGATGCAGATGAACTCCTTCCACATTTCAACCGCGGAGAATTGCTTCGGTATAGTCGGGTTATTACAATGAGGGCAGATGTTATCATCCACTCCATCAAAACAACCTGTTATGGTTTCCTGCTGACACCAGACACAGGGAATAGGATCACCCTGTTTAATGTTGTCATAGTCGCGCACGGTTACCTGCACTGTCTTCGGCGCTGCCACCGACTGCACAACACCTCCTTCCACAACAACAAGCACTACAGGTTTACGATTCATGTTGGTACTCCACGTACTACTAGGTTTAGTCACATCAACCTAGTAGTACGTAACTAGAAAGTGCTGCGTTTAACCACATGCGCCGATAGCACCACAGGAAGTACATTTCTTACAGCCGTCCACCTTGATGACTGCAAACTCGCCACACTCGCCGCACTTGGCCCCACCCATTACTTGAAGACCCCCTTTGATCTCAGCGTCAGATTGAACGGCATTCTTGATCGCTGCCATGGTGTTGCTGAACATGGTGAGTGCTTTCATGGACGACATGATCTTCAGATCAACAGTCCGGAAGTTGGTATCCAGAAAACCGCGCTCTTGCAGCATTTCTTGCAATGCGTAAGCCAAGGCGGCGACTTCCGATTCATGATGGCGGGTACCCTTACTTCCATCCGGCCGATCAATCTGACCATAACGAACCAACCCCTTGTCCCAGACAACTTCACGCAGATCCGCCAGAGCATCTGCTACCGACGCTCCAGACCTTGAAATCTGAGACAGGAGCCGCATGGTAGCAGCAACCCATTGCTGAGAATCGTCTTGCTGACCCGCAGGGACAAAGAACTCGATCGGGCGTTCGATCGCGATGGCTTCACCATTGTGAACACCATCTACAACCATGAACGAGACCGAGAGATAGATCTTCTTCTCGCCTTCCAGCGTGTAGTACACCATTTTGCGAGTAATCGCATTAAGGTCGCCGGCCGGGCGTGATTTGAACTTCACCGTCAGGGGATCCAGATCCTTCAACGCACCCACCGGAAATTCGTCTCCCACTTTCGGTTCCTCGGCAACAGACAAGACCGCACCCAGGATGTTGTTGGGGCGATACGTAGCCAAACCTTTCAGCCCGGCTTTCCAGCCGTTGTAGTACAGGTCCTTGAACTCTTCGTACGGGTAGTCCGCCGGAACATTCACCGTCTTGGAGATGCTGGTGTCGATATAGGGTTGCACCACTTCCAGCATCCGCATATGGTCGTCAGCCGACATTTCAAGAGCAGTGACGAAGTAGCTCGGCAAATTGTTGACATCCCCACCCAGATGGCGATACAGGCGCCACGCATGGTCTTCAACCGGCAGAATCTTGCTGCTACCATCATCCATTCGCTTCTTGCGATTGTAGGTCCAGCTAAATGCTGGCTCAATACCATTGGAGGCGTTGTCGGCGAAGGACAAGGAAATGGTTCCAGTCGGCGCGATCGACAGCAGATGGCTGTTGCGAATACCGTTCGCTCGGATATAGTCGCGGATGTGCTCCGGCAGTCGACGTGCGAAGCCGCTATCCAGATACTTGTCGGCATCGAACATCGGGAACACCCCTTTCTCGATAGCCAGCTTCACCGATGCACGATAGGCCTCATCACGCATGATTCGAGAGACCTGTTCAGCGAAGTGGAGGCCTTCCGGAGAGTTGTACTTGATTCTCATCATGACCAGAGCATCGCCAAGACCGGTGAACCCCAGACCAATCCGGCGTTTGGAGTCAGACTGTTCCTTCTGCTGTTCCAACGGCCAGTAGGTAAGATCGAGCACGTTGTCAAGCATACGTACACCAAGCCCAACAACCTCAATGAACTTCTCGGTGTCAAACGTTGCGCGTTCCGTGAAGGGGTCGATGATTAACTTCGTCAGATTGATGGAACCCAAATCACAGCAACCATAATTCGGCAACGGTTGTTCCGCACACTGTCCAGTTACCAACCCATTAAAAATGACCGTATTATTGTCGGCCTGAGTGGTATCATAAACTGCCTCTACCCCGATATACTCGATGCTGGTGATAGCGGCCGTAAAGGACTGCGTCTTATACAGTTTCTTCCCGTCCATCCAGGCAAGAAGTTTATCGTTCATCTCGGGAAGCAGAAAACCGATATGTTGAGCGAATGCATTTCGCGACTCACCATCAACAATCAGTTCATAGCTATCCTTGCAAGGATAGCTGGCGTACCCTCCGCGCCCATCCGGCAGTTCACGGAAACCGGCAACCCGCGCGAGTCTTATCGTGGAGAAAACCCCGAAGTTAGCCAGCAACATCTGGATCTCACCCAGATAGTCCTCGGAGATAGAGGAGAGACGGATGGAACAGGTATTGCTACCTTGATTGACGAGGATGGTTCCGTCCGTTTGAAACAGGCCGTGCAGATAGCCCCGAACACAGCTCTCAGACCCCTTCCAAACTACTTCAGGTACAACCAGTTTTGTCCGTGCGTTGAAACCGAAATCCCGATCAAGAACACTGGCAAGCACCACCGAACGAATGGACTCCATGTCACGACCTTCGATGGAAACGCTTTCAACACGTCGGTAACGCGGTTCATCGCGAATCAAACGGTTGACAGCGGCAACGCATTCTGAAGCCACTGCACGATTCTCGCCCCAAAGCCCGACGCAGGCGGCAACTCCATTACCCCGAGCGGTGAAGTGACCATCGCCCGCAATCAGTCCCATCAGCATCCCGAGTTCGTAACTTCCCTCTGTCCCGAACTGACCAAGCCCGCTTTGCACCAACAAAACGTCATCAAGCGTCAGATCGCGCAGTTTAACCTTACCCCGGGTGGTGTAGAAATCGTGCCACTCCGTGGCCTTGATCGTATATCCGGCCTGTGTCGTAATTTGGTAAACATCGGCAAGTTCGGCGGTCATGAACACCGGCACTGCCGGGCGGATATCAACACCACGGGGTGCAGTTCCAAGCGCACGCTTGTCGACGGTTACTTGGAGGGTCTCTTGAGACCGATAGAGCTCGTCCATCCGAACCAAACCATATTGGGTAGCCAAGCGCGTATCGCCGGTCACGCACGGGTTGGTGGCCTCAATGTCTTCGCAATAGTACAGGTTGTTTTCCTGATTCATGCGGTCGACGTAGAGGATACCGGGCTCGGCATGGTCATAGGTCGATTGCATGACCTGATCCCAAAGGGCACGCGCTTTGACCGTTCGATAAACCCACATACCGTCTTCACGTTGGAAAGCACCGAGTTCAGCAATGACCTCAGGGTGCGGTTCAGCAACGTGAACCAGTTGGAAGTCGGCATCTTTTTCGACAGCTTCCATGAAAGCATCAGTCACGGCAATCGAGATGTTGAAGTTCTTCAGATCACCCGTATCCTTGGCATGAATGAACTCTTCGATGTCCGGATGATCACAGTTGAGTACACCCATCTGGGCACCACGGCGCGCCCCTGCTGACTCAACGGTCTCACAGGTCTTGTCAAAGACGCGCATGAAACTGACGGGTCCCGAAGAGCGAGAGTTAGTGGCCGAAACAAAGCCACCGCAGGGTCGCAAATGCGAAAAGTTGTAACCGACCCCGCCGCCGCGACGCAGGGTTTCGGCTGCTTCCTCCAGTGCTTTCATGATACTCGGGCGCCCGTCCTTTGCCATTCCGCGCATGGCGTCACCGATTGGTTGGACGAAGCAGTTGATCAATGTGGCTTGGATATTCGTACCGGCTGCCGAAGAGATACGACCGGCAGGAATGAAGCCACTATCCAGAGCGTAGTAGAAGCGCTCTTCGTAGTCCTCGCGAACATTTTCGTTCTCGACAGAGGCCAGCGCTTTGGCTACACGCCGCCGATTCTGATCCAGTGTAACTTCGCCATTTTTGGCGTACTTCTCGATGAAAACTTCGATGCTGACTTCCTGGAGCTGCAGTTGGTTCATGATATCCCCGTTGGGTTGTTAAAGTGTAGACACGTAGGATGTCCAAAAAAATAAAATCTAACTAGGGCATATGAAAAGGGGACCCAATGCCCCTTTTCATGCATGGTGTTGTGACTACGAGTTGCATGTGTTGTATGGTGAGTAGATCTCGTAACGATTAAAATGCCGAATCAACATCGGACTACGCGTGGGTGGTCGCTCGAAGACATCCCCATGTAGTACTTTTCCATAGAAACCTTTCCAACAGGGTGGGAACCCTACACTAAAACATCCATCTCCACCATTCAGGAAGAACATGGTTACCGTAGTGGGGAGTGGAATAATACCTTGTTGTAACTTCAGGTTGACACGACGATATTCTGCAATGACAGCTTCGATATCCTCGGTCGTTGTTATTAACTCGGACATCTTACACCTCCACTTGTTTGAGAATCTGTTCCCAAGAAGCTTCACCCTCCGTATACACCGACCCATCTGTCAGATAAGCCGTAGCACGCACTCCCGTTTCTACAATAGTGAAGATTTCGGACTCCGTTTCTTCCGTAGCTTGCGTCTTTACCTTCAAGTGGTCTGTTTCAAACCACGTATGTCCATCATCCAGAGAAATCAGCATACCTACCCCCTAAAACAATTCCATCATCCAACCATCGCAGCGATCGCACCAGCCGGTTGGCCAGTTGTAAATCATACCATCGTCGTCGACAACTATTTGGTGCTCACCCCAGACAAAGATCAGATTCTTGATCACGCCACGCTTGATCAATACGCGCAAGTAACTAACTTCCAATGGGCCACCCACAGTAAATCTCGAACCACGCTCGATCAAGCTGTTGATATTCTCTTCAACAACAGCTTCAGGGAAAACCAAGCCGATCTTATCATCGTACCCAACACGCATGATTCCATCGTTGTCAACCAGCGGAATCCGACCATGGGTTTCTAGAGTATAGCCGCACTCCGTCACCATATCGGCAATGTGTATCACAGTGCTTCCACCGACGTTGGGCAAGCATGAGATTCCTTTTCTTCCTCGTGCAATGACATCAGCAAGAGTGTGAGCACCATCCGCCGTCAGTGCATTGAGTGCCCGAGTAGCAAACCCAATCTCAACGATGGGTGTTGAAAGTGGAACACGATTCATGGAGCTATCCCCCTTTTATAAGCAATATGCGCCCAACTCCGAAGAGTTGGGCTATGGTTGGTCAAGTAGCAACAGCGATCTTGATTGCCGGGTGAGGATCGTAACCCTCAATACCGTCACAGATGCGCTGAATGATTTCAGATTTGTCCTCGATGTACGGATTCATGATATCCGACAGATTCACCAAGGCATCCAGGCGGAACTTGGGCATGGGGCGAATGTCGCGCATCATCATGATATCCACCTCAGCCATCTGGTTGGAGTAGATGTGTGCATCACCAGTACTGATGATCAATTCACCCGGCAGGTAACCACATTCCATCGCCAACAAATGTGTCAACAACGCGTAGCTGGCGATATTGAAGGGTGCACCCACGGGGACATCCCAACTCCGCTGATACAGATGCAGATCCAGGTAACGGCTGCACACGCCCAGCTTGTCCAGCAGCTCGTGCGTCGCCGCATGGTCCGTGCTGGCATCTATTCCCAAGCGCATTCCGATACTAGCCAGGTGGGTGTTGTAGTACTCCAACCGTTCTTCAAGCGTCATGTCACGGACGTAGCACTGCCAAAATGGGTGGCAGGGTGCAAGCGACATCCGACCCTCCAGAACGTTCTGTTGCGGTGATTTGGATTCATCCGGCAGATCGGTAACGCTCCACGCAGAGACAATGTGCCGCCGCGAATACGGATTGTGTTTCAGGCTATTAACCAACCCACGTATTTGATCAACACGCTCTCTTCCGACCTGTCCATCGGAAAGATCCGCAACACCGCACCAGTTGCGCCACTGACCGCCGTAAATGGGACCCAGAGAACCGATTCGCCTTGTGTCAATAGCATTAACCCCATCGATTGTTACCGGGTTAGCCTGTGCGAATTCTTCAGTAAGGACCCACTGGTCCCAGATCCCGCGTTGATCTTTGTTCACACTAGAAAGCAACCGCAGGCGGTTGTTACATGTGCTTCCTTCCAGAAACCAAATCAATTCTGCAACAACTGCCCGCCACGGGGTGCGCTTCAGCGTGACGAGCGGAAAACCTTCCTGTAGATTGAAGGTAAGTTGGCGACCAAACACAGACAGAGTACCGGTACCGGTGCGATCCCCACGACGACGGCCATTGGTCAAAATATCGCGAAGCAGGTTCTTGTACTGTTGCATGTTGTTACTCCTTGGGTTGTTTTTCCGCCGTTCAAGTCACGGGTTATGCTGTTGATGAACGGCGTTTAGTGGTGTGTCGTTCGCGGATGGTCGATATCCAGTATTTCAAACCTGCCGTACCACCCGGTAGTGTTTTGTCCGAAAGAACCGGTATGGCACCTAACGACCATCGCCAATCCAAATACTGTCTACCGCTTTCTAGGTGAAGTATTTGCACGCGGTAGAAGAAACCAGGCAGGTTACCGTGTTTAAACTCAGCGATGGTTAGTTTGTTGTCAAACCTGTCTCGGGTTTTTACTTTCCGAACACATGTCAGTTGTTTCATATTTCAAACCCAGAGATGGAATACGTCCTTTCCCGTGACAAGTGTGACAGTGGAGCCCATCATCCTTACCAGTCCCACCACACTTACCACATTGGTAAACATCCGCATCAGTCAACGGCATCTTGCGTGCACCGGCTGTAAAGACCCGATACGCACGCCCTCCCTTATAGGTGCAAGCATTATACCCATCATCACCCCCCACGATGACCTTAGCAGCCATATCCGAACGCAGAAGCGCATCGCGTCCGGACTTACTGGGGACATCTCCATCATAAAGCGGTCCTCGTTCATACAAAGCAACGAGAGTGTCAATCTCTGCACCAGACATCCGAAGCACGTCACCAATGAGCCTCTCAGCTTCCAGGACCTCATCAGCGCTGCTCAGTTTTCGATCCATATGCAAGACCTTCAGCAGCGAATCCAGTGTTACAACTTTTTGTTCCATGATGTTACTCCTTAAAACTTGTGAGGGGGTTAGACATCTGTTCCAACCAATGTAACCGAATGAGTACGGATGTTATCCGCAGTCGGTTGCCACGCAGCAATCTTCAAACGGACTGCTGGGTCAATATCCATGATCCACGGGATTGTGCTTTCCAGTAGCTTATCAACACCAATGTCACGCACTCCCGCCAGTACCTCACCGTCTGGTACTTTGTCATCAATGACAAGCATCATGATGCCGTCTTCCAGAGCATTGCAGTACCGCTTCGGACAGCGGTAAGCATTCTGGATAACTGGACTATCAATAGGCGTTAAGTATTCCCCCAGACCCGATACGAGTTCACCGTAACTGGCTGAGTTACAGTACACCATCATCAGAGGTCGTTGAATCCCTTTATGCGGTCGGATATTCACAGACGTTGTGCGAAAACGGTTCAGTAAAGCCGAAATAGAGTTTACACTCATGTTATCTCTCCTATGAGGTGTATAGTCAACTAGGTGATATGTATCTGGATACGTTTACGTTAAGGGTCCGTAAATGTACGCCTTCACTGCGGTCTTATCAAACCGTTCACGAATTAATGCACGCACATCAGCCCAATTAAGTTCCCCACATCCACATCCCAACATGGGTATGGCAATAGTGGGAATATTCTCAGCCTCGCACGCTTTGATGGTAGCGTCTAAACCCGCTGCAATCCACTCAAGTTTTGAGGGATCACGCCAGTGCCGTTTCGTAGGTAGCGAAATGAAGACTGTCGATTTATCAAGCCAGTACAGCGACACTGAACCAACCTCCAGAAAATCGCAACTGGCTTTGTAATCTTCTTCCCATCCCGGTACCAAATCAGCAGCCTGTTTTGCCAACCCTTTTCCCGGAACCCCGACAGTGTTAACAGGGATTACAATTCCGGCTGCCCGTGTCGTAAGGATGTTACCAAAAGCAGGTTCGTACATATTCGTTCTCCAAAAAAGAAAAGGGAGGAACACCTCCCTTGGTTATGCTGCTATGCCTTACATCGCCTTCGGAATAGCGTCGATAAACGCATTGAAGTCGTGACGATTTTCAGACAAAGCCTGCGCCAGATCACACCCGGGGATATCTGAGAAAACCACATCAGGGATCGACTTGCCAGGCCAGATCCGCGTGATGTAGTCAACAATGGCCTCGTGATGCAGATGCGGGATTTCAACGGTTACGTCCACCCGCCCCCAACGCAGGCAGGCAGGATCAACCTGATCGATTGTGTTAGTCGTCATGATGACAACCACATCATCCAGAGGAACCACACCATCAATGGCTTGGAGGAATCCCTGCAAAGAGCCCAGACTGTAACTCTTCAGCAACGACTCAATCGTCGAATCCTTTCCACCGCCTTCATCCTCGAGTGATAATTGACGCTTTGCCGGAATGACCAAAGACCCTCCCAACTTTTCAGCTTCCCGGGCATCTTCAGCATCCGTATCACTTTCACGCTTTGCCTTCAGGCGCTGAGCTTCACCTTCCATACCGCGACGGATACAGAAATCCCCATTGGCGTTGAAATCATCCATGAACAGGATATCGCCAGGCTGAACCGATGAGATCGCCATGAAAAGCTGCTCTTCCGAGAGTCCGCTGGGGCTGAGGCGATTGATGTTGCTCTTGTAATGCGTTGCCAGCGCCCGTGTCAGAGAAGTCTTCCCGGTCCCAGGAGGTCCGTAAAGCATGATGACCAACTTGTACGGGATACCCGTTTGAACATACCACTCACGCGCCGCCTTGAACTCATCAATCGCGCTGATGATCTTGTTCAACACAGCCTTGTCAATGGCAATGGTGTCCAAGGGTCGCGGCGCGACTTTGGTTTGATTGCTCCAGCCGTCCCCTTTCCAACTGTAGCTGTAGATGCGTTCACCGCGAGACTCCTTCACCTGAAACTCTGCCAAGAGATTCAGCAAGGGTTTCTGGTCACGTCCATAGGTGCTGATCATGACCGTGTTCTGGGTCTCATTCGGCATCTTGTGCGTTTCACGATTGAACCAGAACAACCGCCCCTTGTGCCAGAAGTAATACTTGCCGTTGGCTGGACCCAACGCGGTGAGTCGGTTCCAGTCCTCATCGCGATAGTAATCCAGCACGATGTTCCGGATCTTCTTGGAAGCGGGATGCTTAAAGAACCACTGCATGAACGCGTAGAAGTTCGGTTCGTTTGAATACTGTCCGGTGGACAGCGTGAGGGTCACAGTGAGTTGGTCAGTGGTGAAGGTGATCAGCTTATCAGGGATGTTGCTGATCATCCCTTTCATGAAGTCCGATACCACATTAACCATAACCTCCGACATCATTGTTGTCGGGGTGACTTTGTTACGCATATTCCTCTCCTCGGTGGCATAAAAGTTTAGGTCATCACAGAGGATGTCCTAAACTGTGAAAAGTAACCAGCTTACGCTTCTGGGTATGGAAAGAACTTGTCCTTGAACAGCAAAGCGTTTTCCATGCGTTCTCGATCAGCAATTCGCATCCCTTGTTCAGCCTTCTCCAGCGCGCGCTGGAGATCCGTATTACGATGGTGCAGATAGTTTGGATGCACAGGTCTGGGTGATGCTACTACGCGATATCCGTACCCCACGATCTGGACAGGACTCAGTTCGATAACCCCAAATCGCAGACCGAGTCGCGTCTCTTCATAGCGGACCTTCTGCAAGATCCAATCACCATCGCTTGTATGAAAGTGTTGCGTTTGGTCCAAATAGCGCGGGATAATCTCTCGCGGACCAAACCAATGCGTTAACAATGCATCAAGCAGTTTCATCCCAATCTTCCCTCAATCCCAGTTCGTGACATGAAACCAGCCAAAGCAACAGTGGCGTGACAGAACGCTTTACCCCATACCACGATATCCGCACTATTACGAATACGCGTAGTATCGTTGAAATCAATGTAATTAGCTACAGCGTAGCGATCCTCGGTTGACACACAAACACGCGATCGAGATTTCCGACTGACATCGAAACTAAAAGCAAAACAGACAGCCATGGCTTGGTCAACGTTGTTCAACGGCTCCCAAAGCTCCGCTGAACCAACCTGATAGACTCCTGAATCTGTCCGCCGAAGTCGAACACCAGCGTGCCGTCTTCTTCCGCCTTCAGCGTGATGTAGTCACCAGTCTTGACAGCAGTCGGAATGCTGACCACGCCCGTCACAACGCCTTTGCCGGCTACCAGATAGTCGTTCTCGGTGTCTTCCACTTTCTTGACAACAAGGACACGGTTCTCGGGATACAGATCTTCCAGTTTCATAATAACCTCTCACGCGTTATCCGCCAGTATTAAAGGGGTTGGCGGTTTACCCCATGACACTATTGTAGTGTATACGTACAATTGCGTTCATTCAGAGTCAGATATGCAAACCGTTGCACATCCAATGTCCATGTCCGTATCGATTTCCGGATCATAGTCCATTTGGTAACTGGTGAGTTCATCGGAATCCATGTTGCAGCTCCGCTTTTGACATATCATCTTTAACACGATCCCAAGACATGGCTAGCTTCATAGCGGGAACCAATGTCGGATCATTTTTATCAATGGTGGATGAAACACTGAACAAGTAAGTGTAACCACCCGCCAGCAGTCTGGATAGATAGCGTTCAGGCGCTACATTCCCAACTGCAAGTAACTTCCCAAACCGTCCGCAATAAATAACATCCGGTAAACCAATCATGCTGTATCCCCTGGTCTGGTCTAAACTATGTGTTCAGACGTTTTTTCTTACACCCCATGAGTGTGCCCGCAATGAGCAACATCAAGAGTATCCTGGATGAAGCCATGAAGCATGTCGTCTTTGACGCCAAGCTGGCTAAGCAAATCCATGACTTCGGTCAACGTTTCGTCAATAAGAATCCCGAGCACTCCCAGTTCTTTGGTGGAAACCTCACGGGGGTGCAGAAGGTTGCGTTTCTTCCTTCAGACCGCGAAACCCTATTGGAAGATATTCTCGGCATCGATGAGACGCGTATTCGTCCGCAGATCACTCGCCTACCCGGCATCAAAGCGACTTGGAAGCGAGCCACTGACGTATACAATTTAGCGTGTCTCTATGTTGCCCACCGGTTTTATCACAGCGATTTACCGACGGATGTCAAAGAGAAAGCCATGGAGGATGTTCTGCTGGTTTTGCAGTACAAACTTCTAACCAGCCTGCTTCGCCACTACATGCCGTTTCAGGTGGATGAGCCTAGCGCCATGGCGGTTTACGCTGTCCTCTCCAAGAAGTTTGCTATCAAGAAACACGGAAGTTGGATGGGTCTACTGGTTGCTCGGGCGCAGGATGTCTATAGTGATTCCAGCATCCATCTGCAAACACTCATTCGCTTTGACGATATCGGTGCAGTGGTCTACATGATCAGTGATATTCAGATTCGGTTGCGCGCGATTGTCAAACGCTTGACTAATGTCCTGAAGTTCATTAAACAGCAAAAGACTAAAATCCTGTCTGATAGTGCCCAAGTATCTTTGGATGACAAGACAGTCGTTAAGGACCTCAGCCGGCTCTATCCACCGTATCGTCGCTATCTGAGCGAAATCGTCATTGATCAACGTCGGTTCATAAAACCGGAGCTCATTACTGTCATCGGTAATATGGTCACCACTATGCCCGAGAAGCTGTTATATGACGCCTTGCTCTATGTGCACCATGCGGCTGTTAAGCGCGACCCTGTTGTTGATGGCTTGTTGAATGAAACCCTACTACATGCCTTTGACGCCCTTGCAGAGCAGTTTAAAGGTCGGGGTCCGTTGCAGGATATCTCTGGTATGCTGAGTCGTCTGAAGGCCCTCTACATGGCTTCTAGGTCATCTGATCCCGTTCTATTGAACATGCGCGATGTTGGTGAGAACATTATCAAGCTCGGGGTTAAAACCAAGAACCCTAGCGTGATTGCTTCTGTTCGTACTGGCCTGTTTCTTTACGTGGTGTTACGGACTTTGACCAAAGATCATTACGGTTAAGCATGGGGCGGGTAAACCCGCCCCATATGCCGTTACCGTACCTCGAAGTAGCTAATCTCAATCTCCGACGCCTCTACGGGTTTGCCCAGCGGGACACCGGGAGTATCCGTTACACTGCTGTACCCATGTACGTATTCCATTTTGTGCTTGATCACGTCCCAAACAACATCAAGCACAGGCTGGTAATTGAAGATGTCCGGCAGTGCCTCAATCACCTTCTTGATAAAGTATTCCGTGGTGACAGCCTGCGTGCTTGTGAAGATAACCGTTTCACCATATTCAAACACGTTGGTGATATTGACTTGACCGGACATCTGCGGTACTTCACTTGCGCGAAGGTGTGCTACTGTCCGCAATCCCATTTTCGGGACAATGGAAATCTCCATCCGGCGAATCACCAACGGGTCACCATAGTTGGAACGGAACTCCAAAGGTGACAAGATAGCTACCACTTGGTCTTCGCTGTAAATCAGCCAGCTATCTGCCTCTGCTCGATGCTCAATCGAAGTCTCGTTATCCATCACCCAGTACCGCGTTCCATCCTGCCGGACGTAGGGTAGATCTTTAGTGGGATTCGCAGCACGGACTCCCTTTGAAAATGCTGTGGAAAGAAGAGGAATAGCTGCAATTGCCTCTTTCATAACCGAGTCTTTGCTTTTGTTACACATGGTCGTTCTCCTACGAACGTTAATGAATTATTAAGTAGCGGCATAAAAGCAAGGGACCCCCGAAGGGATCCCTCTTGTGGAGCGTCAGGGTTCCAGCCGCTATGCCTTACTGACTTATGATGATCCTCTGTGCGCACAGAGACATCTCTAGTTTCAGGCTATAACAGCATGTATCCGACGTGCTCCTTTACGCTGCCTCATGACAACGATTTCAGTGACCCGCGTTTAAGGGTCCTAAAGCATAGCCTGGGATGTTGACAACGAGGTAAAGTTTGTAGCTCGTTGACATTGCGGTGGTCAGCCGCTTCATTCAACCGTACTCTTCTTTCACAATCCGGTAGATATGCGCGTATTGCTGTACGCGACTTTCGCTCATTGCGGCTACAGCCGCACCCTGACCAGGCGGCTCATGGATCGTGAGATCCGACATCCGCCACATGTCAAAACCGAAGTGTAAAAGACCAAACCCAAAGCCGAGGCCGATTAACGCCCACCGTCTTAGCATGAATGATCTCCTAAATGTAATGCGTGTTTCCTATAATAGTGTTACACGCTGTAAAAAATTACAGCTCGTTGACCTGTGCCTTAAGATAGTCAGCCGCAATAGCACTCATGTCATAGACTCGCTGAATCCATTCTCCCCAGACACGAACCATATCGCTATCGTGTTCCTTCATGAACTCGGGGTCATCCACAACAAAGTGGTCTACATAGACCAGCTCTCCGTTTCGCCGGTACGTAACACACATCCATGGAACGGGCATGGTGTAGATGTACGCATCCAGATCTGCCGGTGCTCGCGCTATCATGGATGCATCCGTGTGAAAATGTTCAACGAGGTCTTTGCAGTCATCCTTCGCATTCGGCACGCGGAATAGACTGACATTCCAGTTCCGATTGGAGATCAGTACGAAATTAGGATGATTGCGGAAATCATCGCAAGTTTCACACTGAGCCATCATTTGAACAAAGGTTTCCAGCTCCTCGGTAGCCGCCAGCATGTAGGGTTTATCTGCCGTGATTTCTTCCATCATTTTCAGCGTAGCAGCGCGATTGAAGTCAAACGGAAGATCGTGGAGGCGGGGGACGTATGACATACCGTCTTTATCCGTGCTGTAATAACAAACTGATGGAATGCCTCGACCAATAGCCATGAACATCATGCCACCACCAGCCACTTCACACCAACTGATCCACAGCGGGTTTATACGTGGAACCCGTTTAATTTCCCACTTAGCTAAGCCCATTTTTTTACTCTCCTTCGAGTGTTAATGTCACTAAAATAGTGTGTACATATTTTTCACTGCGATTAACCTATTTTATAGTCACCTCACTTACACAGGCGTTGCAATCATGATGGCTTTTATTATCTGGGCGAGAAAGAATCGTTCCCTGGTGTTTCACATTGTCAGCGTGCTGACCATCTTGTTGCTGCTTGTGGGTATGTATTGCAAGGGAAGCTATGACGCTAAGCGTTTGGCTGACCGTGAGATGGCGTTACGTAATGCTCAAGCCGCCCTTCTTCTTGCTCAGGCAGATGCTGCTGCAGCGCGTCTGGAAGCCCAGCAAACGAAGGTGACGACCCAGGTTGTGACTAAGTACGTGGATCGTGTCAAGGTTATCCACCAAAAGGCTGCAACCATCATTCAGGAGGTACCCAAGTATGTCACCCAAGCTGATGATCGCCGCTGTACTATTCCCACTGGTTTTGTCAAGTTGTGGGACATGTCCAACGCCGGTAGTAGCGAAAGTTACGTTCCCGAAACCACCGGAGATCCTGATGAGAGAACCCCTGGGTCTCTCAACCTTCAAGTTGAAGAAGTCACTTCAGACATCACCCTCTCCGACATTGCCCAACAGCATGCGATCGAATCTGAATACACTTTGAGTATCGAAGAGCAGTTGCGCGCATTACAGGAATGGGTGCGTGAGCAAGAGAAGCTGTCACTAACTCCCTAACTCCCTATTCCCCACACTTTCGGGTGTGGGGAATATGCCGTCATAGCACGCCTCTACAGAGCTTACGGGCTCTGTAGAGGGTGTGTGGCTAGACTAGCTGATGGTTACTCATCATCACTGAATCGATGTGTGCATTGACCGCACGCCAGTGGGGGTAGGTTGTGTTGACCATAAACCGGGGACCCATGTGGGGGTAATACCCCACGTGGTGATCCGTAACGGTTTTATTGTCAATACTGACCATTTCCACACGGTAGAGATAGTGTGTTCGGTTTCGCAGATACCATCGACTTCGAGTGACAATGTACCGAAGCTGCTGACAACGAAAACCCACGAAACGATAAAACCCTTGTCGATTCTGTACTTGGTGTCGACGTTGGTATTCTATCGCAGTTACTTCAGCCCGAACAGACGTGTCTCCTTCGAGGAGTACACGCATGACGGTCAAGAGAGAGTATAGGAATTGCTTCATGGTGGTCTCCGTCAATAAAGACAGATCCTGGCTAACGACCCGGGAACCGCCGTGAGAGATTAGTCCCTCGCCAGGGACCGGGGCTCGCACGTGTTTGTATACGAGCCTGCGCCATACGATTACGCGCTGTCCGCGCATCTTCAAACAGTTTATCCAGCGTCATATAGCCTTGCGACCGTTCTGGGACACGCTCGTAAAGCGCTCTCATCCGGTGTTCCAACTGCTGAATGCGTATGGGGTCTCGTGTTTCAGAGAGTTCATCCGCGAGTTCTTCCAGTAAGAGTTTCGCCCGTGACTGCTGTTCATCCATGTAAGCATCGTACGGAGTCACCGCCTTCTTAACCACGCCTACGTCGTCATCAAACTCGCACGATTCCGACAAGGTGTTATCCAATCCATAGAACCGATGATTCTTACTGACGGTTAGGAACCAAACCCCTAGCAGCCAGGCAATGACTGTATCGTCGTGCAAACCATTCGTGTGATCAATGCGCCCATTCTTTTCAACAAGCGCGGTGATTTCATCAATGAGGGTTTTATCGCGGCAGTTCTTGGCGCATAGCTTGGCAGCGCGAAGCAGGACGTCCGTGTATAATGAACTTCGACTAAACTTACCCGACCCCGAAGTAGTAAACCCAAACATAGCCTTTGATAACGTAATGTGTTTAGGATCACGTCGTGAGAGGTTTTGTTGAATGTACCGATAGTCCTTCTCGTGCTCGACCGAATCATCCACGATTTGGTTGTAGATTCTTCGGAAGGGATCGATTCCGGCGGCAATTAACATCGTGGTAATCATGTCAATGATGGATGGACCCGATGAACGCCTTTCTGGAATAATGACCATGCGCTCATACTGGATCATTCGGTCTGCTAACCAGCGCGCAAAATCGTACAGATTAGTTTCGTTGACATTGGCGACCGCTAAAATCTCTACAGTGCGTGGATCCAAAAACACCAACGAAATACCATCCCGACCAACGGCATCGCTAGTATCAATGCCTACCACCGCGCCACGATCCGCTAATAGTCCCGCTATTTCGTGTTCCTGAACATACCAACGAATGTTGTACCCTTCCGGGAAGTATTGGGTAAATACCGGTTCTGCTTCAGAATCCCGAATGGCTTTATTCAGCGAAGCTGAAAGCGGAGAACGCAAACTCCCCGATGTCCAAACGTTGAAGATATCGCGATCAGCCGCCTCCCCCGTCAGATCGTTTTCACGCATGACGTTGTATGCCCACTCGTCAGTATACCCTAGCTGACGATGCGATAGTGTAATGTTGACCAACGGTTTGGTCCCCATACTACCACGTTCAACACGACGGTGGAGCTGTGCTTCGTCTTCGGAATCCAGTAAGGATTCATTCCACGGGATCCCCCCATGAATCAGATTGAACGCGTACTTACCCTCACGGGAATCCAGCTTACCAGCCGTGGTCATAAAGACTGACCCATAAGGCATCCCCGCTGCTTTAGCTTCAGCGCGAGCCGCAGTACCCGCAGTGAGCATAGCAGGGATGGAAATGTCTACATAGCTGACAAAAGCCACTTCGTCAATCTTACTCAACGGAGCTGTCAGTCCACGACCCACCTTCAGTGCTCCCGCTGGACTGTTCTGAGCCACCTTGTAATTAATCCGGTTATTCCATTGCGTACATGCAATTTCGACGGTGTTATCCGGATCTTTCTTTGAGAAGGCTTGTAGATAATCAGGTAACAAAATCCGCATCGTCTTAACACGTTCAACGTTTTCACTACGAAGCTCACTATCCTTGGTCAAGACGTTAATCAGCGCGTTACGTGCTCCGATAGTGACCAAATAAACATCCAACATATCCGCCCCCGCCGACTTACCTGTCTGACGAGGTTGCACATTAGCGGGTGATACGTGAGCAAAGAAACACCAGTAGAAAGCAATGTTACCACGATTCGCTCGAAAGGGTTTCCCATCCATAGACCCTTGAGGCGGGATACGCGCTACTTCTCGAAACCAGTACCACGGATTTCGGAAACATTCCATGGAGATCTTACTGCGTTGTTCCATGGATAGGTATGGACTGTGTGGGTCCACACCTTGTAATTCTGGTTGGTGCAGTGCAAGCAAAAACTTGTAGTTCTTAACCCCCATTTTGCGGTACTTCGCCGCAAGGTCAACAAATGTTCTGTTCTTGGTGTTATAATCAGGAATAGCAGTAGGATAGAGCTGCCAGTCTTTTTCAAAGAGGATCATAAGCGTTCTCCTAATAGAGCAGATGTGGTGGTGTACCACCACATCTGCCATAGGTCATACCTTGAGTGTGAGTGACCCAATCCCCAACTCATAGTCCGTACTACCATCCCGAAGGAAGAACTCAAGTCGTACTGGCGTACCCTGTGTCAGGACTCCCGCGATCCCGTCAATCGGGATGTAGAAATCATGCAGAGCCACTTCTCGCATGAAACCATTAACCCGTATTCGGAAATGGGTTGGGGTTGGTGGAGTTACCTCAACCCCAGGCACCAGCAAGGGCTCTGTCGGGTAATAAACCCGATCCAGCCAATCTTGAGTGTCCAGTAGATTCAGCGATACAGTCACCATGTGATCCAACGGATTGGAGGGATCGTCAGCTCGCGTCGCGATCAATCCCGTCCCGTAAACGTGTCCGTTACTGTACTCCATTTGCCAGTAGTTTCCCGCCAGCGTGTTGGCGCCAGAAGCCTTCAGTTGAATAGAAAACGTCTGGATAAAGCGGTACGGCAAGTACGCACCACTAACGTCGGCTAGATTCAAACTCGCCGTAATCGTTTGCCGGACATTCAGTAACCCTCCATTGAAAACACCCGTAGAGGGTGAGGTCTCAATAAACGACGTCACATCGATGACCGTTTGACGATTCATGTCGTACAGATAGTAATCCAACACCCAAGTCGAGGTGGGAACGACTTGGTATCGCGGGACGATGAAGAGTTTGACGGTGTAGGCTCCATCGGCACCTGTAGTTCGAACACGATACGGAACTTGAATCTGGCGCGATCCCGAGGGGCCGTTAACACCGTATCCGTACTCATTCGGCTGGAGCGTATAAACCAAAATCAACGGCCTGGTCGGGGAGGGTTGACCTGCAATAGAGGCGCTGTACATATCCAGCCCCATGATGCGCGCCCGTGATCCGTCAATGGGTAATGTTTCCACAGACGCGTCACTATAGAGCACCCGGCATTGGAGATTGGCGCTTTGCAGAATCGCATTAACCGGGACTTCCAGCATCGAGGTATCTGTAACCGAAAGATACGGGGAAACCAGAGAGACCGACATGACAAAGCGTTTGACCGGATCATTGGAATGGATGAAGTTGGTTTCAGCCACAACCAGTTTGTAGACCCCGGTTTTCACCCCGGCGGCTGTGTACACCACCGCAGTTACCAGTTCATTATCCGCCAAGCTTTCCGTTGCCCAGGCTTGTTCTGCAACCTTGGGTGTCGACACCAGTGGGATGTTCTCCGTAGTGAAGACAGACCCGTTCCACATCCCAGATACCACAGTTCCCGTCGGTCCGATGTCAGTACCCCGGAAAACCTTGATATAAGAGGCATTAGCGCCCGGGATATAGAGTCTGGATGAAATAGCCAGACGAGGGGGTGTCTCCCCGTTGTCTACATAGACACGGTAAGAATCGCTATGTCCTCCGGGACCGCTACCCAGCAGAACGTCCTCTTCCAATACCCCGCCATTCATCGTGGATAAAGGAACAAAGTCCAACGTGCTGAGCAGTGTTAATCCATCCACGCTTACCACGCGATAGAAACCCGTGTCCCAATCCAGCACCATGTCGTCCACATTAGGGACGTAGCGACCCGGCCCCGCTGGACCCGTGTAGATCTGCGAGATGTTCCACACCCGGAACCCTCGCGCGGCATCCGGTTCAATAGGTACGACCGTAGGCATGTTATCCCCCAATATCGACAAAATAAGACAAGTCTGTTTGCTGGTTCAGATACAGACGAATAACCGCTTCAACAAAAGCGTATTGCTTGCTGGTCAGCGTAACGATGTCCGAATACGGATGTGGGTAAACCACTTGATACGCAAAGTCAAACCCCTGAACACAGGGATCAAAGTCCAGCAAATCCTTGTACGGAGTCACCCATCCCTCGATGTCACCATCGGTGTACGGAGTATCGAACAAGGTAGCATTGATAGCTCCCGAAAGTACTGCGTGAATAATTGCACTACAGAAGGGACTAAAGGCTTCCCAACGTTCAGTGACAATGTGCGGATGCAGAGGGGGGACTTCGGGAAGCCGTGTGTTCAGATACGTCATCACCCGTGCATCTAAATCCAGCGAGTCTTCCCGATAAGGAACCAAAGTTTTATCCGTAAAGTTCTCTACCGGGATCAGGTAGTCCGATACCATGTACGGTCGGCCATCCGTTTGTAATAACCCTCCCGGTGCTTCGGAGAAACGGACCACGTCACGATCTTTGATTTCGCCGGCGACGCTAACTCGGAATGCACGATCGTTGCGGATATCATACCGTGCGTTAACCGAGGCAATGCCTTGTTTGATATACCCCACGTCACGAGGTTCGTAAGGCTGACACGTTTGAGGATTAGCAGGTCCATACGCACGAATCACAATGTCTGAATCATCACCAAGTCCGGCACTTCGCCGATAGATGACAACTCTGGGCCACCGCAGGTAGTAATCCACATTCGGAATTAGCAAGAAGCCATCTAGGTAGACATCGACAGCACCTGCGGGAATCGATAGCGGGCGGGTAACAGGACCCCCCATCCACACAGTGTCACCTTCCAAGACAATGTCAATCACGCCATCTGTGGACAGAGTGTTTGCGGTTGCAGTATGGACATAGTGGGTCTTCAGGATCTTCACCGCTGGATACATATTGGCGAATGACAACAGGTAGTTGTTCCAGTCTATCTTGGGTAGGTACCCATTCCCAGCGTCACCCTCGGGGGCGTATGTATAGAACGCAGTATCCGTGACGTCTTCCCAGATTTCTGACGGGACACCTCCCACGATAGGGCAAGCGTAGCATCGAAACCCGTACTGAGCGAGTTCCTTAGATGAAACGTCGCTATCAAAGACAACACCGTCATCTGTTCCGCTGATGACCGCGTTAAAGCATTCCACCAAATCCGCATCGCTGTACAGAGCTGGGAGCTGAACTTCGTCCACCAGCCCGCTGTCTTGAGAGTACCCCACCAGCTTACCTTCTTGGTAATAGTAGAAGCCCCTAACTCCCATCCCGGTTGCTTTATCCGATATGTTGAGAATGTTCGGGATATTGATGAAGACACGCGGCCCGTCCATATACGTTTGACAGAGGGGGTCGGCTACTGCTTTCACAGCAGCATTGTACCCATATGCACCCTCCGTCAGGCCGCGCGTGATATTAGCAACCGACGAGCGCATCAGTCGATTATAATCCGAGGCCTCAAGCTGTGCCGCCTGCCACTCTGGCACCTGCGTATTCGTGAGACTCATCGCTTCTTTGATTTGGGACAGCGAAAGCTTGTACAGTTCATCGACTCGTGATGCCTGAGGATACAATCCTCGCACCATCCCCCCTTCCCGAACAACGACCATTATTTCTACATCGCCGGTCAGTAGGTCGGAGTGGGCATCGATCAATGTCTGTATCTGAGCAACGTGCACCGAGTAGGCCGTATGGGTCAACTGCCTGACCGATGAAACGGTTTTCCGTGGAAAGTAAACCCCCTTGAACTCACTTCCCGTTCCGGGTTTTACTAAAAACAGGTCCGCATCATCGTGAAAGTCAATCATGGTGTACGGAGGCGGTAAAACCACGGCACACTTTTGGACCGTGTGATCCAGTATGCTGGTGAAGACCAAGAGCGACGATAAAGGGGTTCGAACAATCCTTTTAATTGTTGCATCATACACCATGGTGAGTGTTTTACCTTGCCAGACGGTTGACCAACCAATCGGATCAGAACAGACGTACCCGTCGGTGTAGAACACACCTGCTCCTTGACCATTATACCGAGTTATGATCACACTCTTTTCGTAAGTGAAATCGACAAAATCGGCTTCACTCCCGATATAGCGGGACAGGATTGCGATGGCTGAGGTTGGTAGGGGAGATAGTCTTTCCCACTCCAGAGTATCCACTCGTGCGTTGCTGTAAAACCGGATGGTCAGAGCAACATTGTTAAGTGATACGGGGCGAGTATTTACTCCCCCGATGGATTCGTCGTAGTAAGACTCTGTCCCCAAGTTATAGCCAGCGCGCATTTTGACAGCCACAATCAGATTTTTATCCCGATTCCGGCGGATGTAAATATCGCTAGGCGCCAGCTTACATCCGTTCTGCACAACCCCCTCAGCAATCATCTCCGTTGAGATCGAAAGAGTAGCGAAGTCTACCCATGTCTCGTAGTCAAGTTCAAACTTGAAGATCTCCGGCGGCAATTGTCCAATCTGATAGACGTGGAACAATGCCGAAACCCCCGGCGTATCGAAATCTGGGAGAGGAATAGCTTCACCCAGCACTCTTGCGTATCGCAGCACGCCGCTGCCCGCGGTGATTCGCGCCGGAGAAAACGTGTACTGATAATCTTGAATCGGCTCACACCAGAGATTAACCAGTGCGTGATTCCGCAGATAGTCTGCCATACCCCCCCCCTACATGTGGTTACCAGCTACCTGTAGCCAGATCATACAACCGAGTGGTAAAGTGTTTAGATTCATCACCCTGACTACGCATCAGCTGTTGAGCAATATCGCCAATGCCCGTTTTGTTCACACCGCGTTCCTTGGTGGCCAGCAGCACCAGCGTCATCCACGTCGGCAAATGTTCCATAGCCACCCGCACAACTTCACCCGGAATCCCTCTCAGCCAACTGCCTTCAATAGCCGCATACAACACAGGGAGATTAAAGCGGTCTGCTTCAAAACGCAAGCTTTGCGTGTGGTTTACCAACAGATTTACCAGATCTTCCGTATTGTTGGCGCGCGGCAAATCCCCAATCACTGATACGATATCATTCACTGAGAAATTGCCGGCGCGACTGATCAAGGTCGATGCGCGCAACAGGTCGCGTTCTGACAACGGATCGCTTGACATGATTTGAGTGTCAAGCGCCATGCAGAAATAAAAGTACCCTACCAAAATCGCGACTCGCATCTGGACTTCGGGCGGTAAGGCCAAACGGCGCGTCAGCGCTTGACTGATCCAGCGCATGTAAATAGTCATAGGCCAGATACCCAGACCTAAGATGTCCGACCCCGGGGTGTCGGAGCGCAGCGATTTGTGAATCAGGATAGCACGCCAAGCCCACATTTGGTGCTCGATACTCCCGCCAATTCGGTACCCCATTCCTTCACCCAGCGGGGTCGTGCACGCCCGCAAGTCCAGATAAATCCCATCCGCCTCCGGATACCCCGGGCGATCGCGGGACGGACGCATCACCACAATGGGGTGCGCAAAAGGTTTAATACCAGAATCTCCATGTACCAAACCGTAAACTCCCGGCATGGGTTTTCCATCCACCGGGCTATTCACTGGGAATATCTGATCCTGAGAGGTTAGACGGGTTTCCCGCAGCGCCTTCACCGTGGGCTGAATGACATAATGCAAACACGGAATAGTATCGAAGGGGTTGATGATCATAACTGCACACTCTCTGTTTGTCCGCATGAATGGCGGTAGAAGTTAACATTATGATGTGTGTCCACCCACACATCGTACATAGAATCCGCAACGCTATGGAGACATGCTCCCATGAGTGATAATCTCAAGGCTACACCGCGGGCAATTCTGAGAGGTATCCGAGATACCACTCGCGCCCAAGTTACACCTGTTCCCGAACTGTTGCCGCAGCACCTGCCCCTTGTGTTTCACTTCATGGAGCGGGGCGATGCAACCACCCCTCATATTGCCATCAGCGACGAGTTTAACCAACTCTTCGGTAGCAAGTCGGTTGACCTGCAAGGCAAATACGCCAACCATGCGACGGTTCTTGCCAACCTGCAAACCAGTACCGGCAACCTGATCATGTGGAAGCGCCTGAAGCCCGATGCCGCCAAGACCGCTATGCTGCGGATCTCGGTGGAAGTCATTCCCGCACTGGTTCCCGTTTGGGAACGTGAGCTCGGTACCGGGGCTTACAAGTACAACGCGCTGGGGCAACGTATCCAGGCAACCCACCTGGTCGACTCGACTCCCACCTATGTGGTCGGCCAGCGGCTGATCTGGCGCACGGATCTGACCCCGTATGCCACGAATGCGCTGAAAGCATTTGGTGGCGGGGCAACCATCAGTGACGTACGCGACGGCGCCACCACGTTGGATGAAACCAACGCTCCGCTGTCCACACTGTTTACCAATCCTGCCTCGGGTGACGGTGTGGCAGTTAAGTCCAAAGTCTATCCTTGGATGGATTTGGAAGTTTCAACCTTCGGTGATTACGGCAACAACGTCGGGGTTCGCCTGTGGGCTCCGAACGCAGCGGATCTGCTGCCGGGAAATCCGACACTGATGAATCAGATTCAATCCTACCTGTACCGGATTGCACTGATTGAACGACCGGACGCCGTATCGTCTTCTGTGGTGCAGGAAACTCTTGCAGGTGACCAATACCTCGATCTGTCGTTCTTGGACGGCATCGTGCACCCCGTGACCGCGCAGGATCTGTCTGTGGACAGCGCCATCATTGATCGCTACGAATCCAAGAACCTGTCGGGCTTCAACCCGGTCTACGGTCCCTTTGGTCGCGTTCATGTCTATCGTTCTCAGATTGCTGCCGTATTGCAACTGTTGGCGGATGGCGGCGAAATGGTTCGCAAAACCGCGAACGGGACGGGTACACCGACGATCGGCGAAGGGGCTTACGACGAATCTTATATCCCGTTGCAAATCACTCCGACGGCTACCTTCAGCCCGCGCGGCGATAACTGGCGCTTTGCGACGACCACCAACGCTCCGATTCCGGAACATCGTCCTCTGCTGAATCCCTTCACGGGTAAGGATCAGTACGGAGTTCCCTATTACACCTTCGACGTGGAAGCTTCCACCAACTTTGGTGGCGCACTGATTGGTCCGAATACAGATCTCTTCGCAGTGGGTGGTGACGATGGTCTGCCATTGGATTCCCATGGGAAGCCCGATAAGCTGAACATCCTGAAGCTGTATGACCAGTTGGTCGCGGCTGAACTCACCAACTTTGGCAACGTGGCAGCCACAGGCTGGGCGGGTAAGGATATGCTGAAGTATCCCTTCCGCTGTATCCATGATACTGGATTCTCGCTGTCTACCAAGATGAAGATGCTCATTCCGGTTTCACGCCGGAAGGATGTGGGCATTTTCTGGACCCCGCAATCCATCGCTGAATGGTCTGACGCACAGCATCCGTCGGCTGGCGGGAATGTCTGGAGTTATCGTCCGCTGAACACCGCGGCAGAGGACAACGCAATTGCCAGCATCCTGCGTCAGACGGCACAAGCTTATCCGGAATCGGAAATCTACGGTACTCCGTGTGTCCGCGCGGTATTCTGGGGTCGAGCAGGCTATCTGAATAACTCGTTGTACACAGGACTGCTCCCGCTGTCCGTCGAACGGGGTTACAAGATGGCGGCCTATATGGGTGCTGCGGATGGTCGCTGGGCATCAGGTCAGCGGTTCGATGAAAACCCTGGCAACATTGTGTCGCTCTTCCGCGATATCAATGTGGTTTACAGTGACGACGATCAAGCCGACAGCGACTGGGAACAGGGGTTGAACTGGGTGCAATCGTTTGATACTCGGCAGGTCTTCTGGCCGTCGTCACAGACCGTCTATCCGGACGATACGTCGGTGCTGAACAGCGCTCTGATGATGCTGGCTTGTTGTGAAGTGGAGCTGGTGTGCCAGCGCGTCTGGGCTCGTCTGACGGGTAACAGCAGCCTGACGGAAGACCAGTTCATTGAACGCAGTAATACCCTGATCTCGGAAGCACTGGCTGGTCGTTTTGACAACAACTTTGTCTTCGAGCCGGAAACCTATTTCACCTCGACGGATCGTCAGCTCGGCTGGCGCTGGTCCACCAAGGTGAAGATCTATGGCAACACCATGAAGACGGTGGGTGTCATGACGGTCGAATCCCATAACCTGTCGGAGCTGACGGCGTAAGCCGTTAGTTCCTCCTTCTGGAGAACGCTATGAGCAGAATCGCTGGAACGATTCTTGGTCAAGAGGCCTACGGCATTGGTCGTGGAACCCCGATGGTCGACATTCAGCAGGGTGGTCAGTTCGGTTTTCAACCCGAGTTTACCCAGATGGCTTCGAACACGCTGTACGTTCGTCGTAATCTGGTGGCTCGACTGATCAGTGCCCCTGCTGCCTTCAAGTATCTCCCCAATGCTGACAAACTGAACGCTACGTTGAAAGCACTGGTGGAAATGTGGCCGCAAACCATTGAAGGGCTGAAGTCTACACTCACCACGGATTACGAAGACACCCCCTTCGGTCCGGCGGGTGAAATGATTCAAGCCTGGAAGAGCACTCGTCGTGCTCGGTCCGAACCTCAGTTCACCTACGGGGCAGAACTGCTGGGTCGACCGATGACGACCTTCTTCAACTACTGGGTGGAATGGCTGCTGGGTAGCGCCGATACGCAAACCCCGCTGATCTCTACCTTGGCGGATAAACCGCTTCAACTGCTTCAGTCCGATGTATCGATGGTGGTTCTGTTCTTTGAACCGAACGCCACGTTCACCAGCATCGACAAGGCCTGGTTGTCGGGTAACATGGCTCCCATGGGTGAGTTGCCTCCGATTGAAGGAAAGAAAGATCCGACTGCCGAAGGTGAGAAGATCCAGATCCAACTCAACTGGACGGCAACAACCATGGTGGGTCAAGGCGTGAACCAATTGGCTCAGAAGTTCTTGAGTCAGATGAGTCTGACGGGTGCTAACCCGAACATGCGTCAAGCGTTCATGCAGGATATCTCGGCTGATGTCAAGGCTGCGGATTCCGGCATCGCGGAAGAAATCGCGAATGCTGCGCGCACTGTGGTGCAACCGACCTAACGGTCAACATAGAGGCTGGGCAGTTGCCCAGCCTCTATGCCGTATACCAAAAAAAAAAGAGTGGGACCCGAAGGTCCCGGATGTTACTCCTCATCCAGCCGGGCAAACAGCCGGCTGGATTTCGCGTCAATCCCGCCAAGGTACAGAAGCCCACAGGCTTCCTCCGGCTGGATACGCTCAATCAATCCATTAAGATGACAGGCGGGGAAAACGCCTTTGGTGAAGTAAACACCGTTGAGCGGAATGTCGATGTCACCGTGAGCGATCTCAGCGGGGTGTCGCGTGACCACCACGTCGCCGTCCTCCAGACGGATCGCATGGCCGAGGACCTTACCATTGCGGATAGCAACGGAGTCTAGGTCAGTGAAGCAGATAGGCTGATACCGCCCATCGCGAGTATTGCCAGCATGGATAATTGCCATTTTCTTTGCCCTCCTTCGGGCGTGGTTAGTGTGAGAGATATTCTCACTTCTCTACCTAAGTGATATGTATCTGAAAAAAACTGCATTTAGAGACAAAAAAGAAAAGGGATTGCTCCCTTTCCTTACTACGTTGCTCAGTGAGCAACTGGGGCTTGGCGATTCAGCAGATGTTCTTCCGCAAACTTACCCGCGATCTCTTTGACAGTATCTGTTGTCAAGTTCTGCGCACCAAAGGCAACCCAGAGTACGTGAGTAGTTTCATCTTCAACGGTGTATGCCGCGAACGTCCAGAAGTGATCAGGAACCGGCGAAGTCGTCAGTCGCTGACCCGTAACACCGGGCTTAGACTGTGCGTGAAGCGGAACCATCAGCTTGTCCAATTCGGCGTTTATTTCATGGTCCGGCATGTCGAAGATGTGGTCAAAATGCTCACCCAAGAACTGCGCGCCTTCGTCAAACAATTCATCCATGAAAGCCGGATCATCAATCCAGAGTTTCGCAACAGCCACAACACCAGGATCCTGATCGTGGTCTGAGTATTTAAACTCAATACACACATCACTTTCGGTGTCACCACCACCGTTATTAAAGGTTATCCCTTTTTCTTCAAACAAATCATACAAAGTAACGTCAGACATTTGTCTTCTCCAGAGAATCAGCATACCACTGCAAATGCATACGCTGCTCTTGTGTGGCCGTAGCATTGGGCGGTACCAGAACAATCCGGTACGCCCCACCTTCTACGGGGATTTTGAACTTTGCAGCTAACTCCTTTTCAAACTCCAGAGCTAACCCCTTACTTGCACCGTGTTCACGACGCATACTCCCTAAGCGCGTAGTGTCTCGCACGCTTAGGGGTTTTTCTGCCGTTATAAGTGCAGTCATTCTGAACCACCCATCGCTGCCAAAATAGCGTCGATATCTTTCTGGTCCTTCTCACGCCCCAGTCGTTCCAACAACCGGCGCTTCTGACGCAAGCAGGCTTCGAGGGTGTAAACACGAACCCCATCGATGGACTCCAGATCTTCCCAGGTAGTACCAGCTTCTGTATGGAGATCCGTATCGAACTCCGGTATCGGAAGAAGCATGCAGTCTTCGATGTAACCTTCCGAAACCGTTTTGCGGGATGCGGACATCTTTAAGTTATCTTCCAGCACACGCATGGTGCCGGCTGTGCAGCCAGCGTCCAAATCCATGGTAGTTTCTCGCAGTCCATGAATGATGAGAGCGCTTCCTCCCCCCAGCCAGACCTGACCGGGAGCCAGCTTGTAGGCCTCGCACATGGCCTTGTAACGATCAATGACTTCCTGACGAGTCAATGGGTGATCAGCTTGCATGGTGATTCTCCTGTGTGTTATTACTGCGCCAGTGGTAAGTACGTATCCAACTCTCGGGTAAGAGAAGTAACACCGTTACCCACGGTTGTCACCTTGTTAGTTACCGACTTGATGGTGTTGGTGATACTGTGGCCGGAAAAGGCAGTCATCAGCAGGACATTACGATCCTTACAGACAGCTTTCAGCCGCTTGTTATCCACGTTCAACGGAAGAATGATCAAGTTAATACGACCATTGTATTCCTTGCTAACCCGCTGCGCGGTTTCTGGAACTAAACCGACAATGACAACCTCGGGCAACGTCTTCACGTCAGGCTTCACCTTGGTAGCAATCGGCGCTTCAGGCTTGTCATCCTTCGCCGGTTCAACAGAAACCTTAGGAGGTTCCATCTTTTCCAGCTGAAGATCTTCAAGATGCTTGATACGATTCACAAGCGATGTGAGCACCATGTCGTATTGAGCATTTTCCTTCTTAGCTGCTTCCACAATTCCCATCATCCGCAACTCTAACCCATTTACCGAGTTACGAAACTGTGCAACGGATTTACCAATCTCGGTAATCGTGGAGGGTTTAATCATCTCAACCAGTTTGTCCAGACGAGTTTCAAACTCCCCCATGGAATCCGTGACCATCTTGACATCGCGAGTCAGCTCCACTACCTGTTCTTCCACAGTCAGCGGCTTTTCAGGCTCAGCAGGTTTCGGCATAGGAACCGACTTCACCGCTTCCAGAATGCGGGAATAGAGATGCACCCAAGCCGGAATACGAATCCTCGAAGCTTCTACCACCAGTGATTCTTGAAGATCAAAGTACAACTGGAACAGCACATCGTCTGACAGCGTATCGTAGTCGTAATTAACCTTCTCGGCAATGGCAACCGTAATAGCGGCATAAGGGTCAGCAGCAACATTACCCGTTTCAGAAGACTCTGTGGCTTCTTCAGGCTCATACCGGTAATCCCAAAGCAGCGTGCGAATCTTGGGAATGATCTTGAAGAAACCTTCATACTCCCGCATGACAGCTCTCAAGATCTCCAGCCGTTGTGTGGGAGTCAACCCCGGCTTTTTGGATAGCAGTGCCTGCCACACCGGCTTCGGCAACATCGCTGATACATCAGGACCAATCCGGTAATCGTCATAACCAACGCAGTTATATGCGATGACTAACCCGTCCGTTGTTCCCCGCGCAGTATGCCACCTGTGGAACGAACTATATTCCAGAAAGACCGGATCGACTTTCCATCGCTCGTCTCCCTTGGTCATCGTTTCAATCTTCTTCCAGCAGGCATAGGCCGGAACAGCTTTACCCGAGAATGCCGTACGGACGGATCCGTTGTTGGTAAACACCTGTTTGTTGCTCATGAACGTTTCTCCACGTCGTTGATATTCACATCAGTAGTGTGTATGTAAAAAATAATGAAGGCATACGAGGAGGCCTAAGCCTCCTCGTTTTATGCGGTTTTCACCAACCGAGTTGTACCCGCTGGGAACGCGGATAGGGTGCTATAAAGTTCGGTCATCTCCCCCACCAGTTGCAGAAAACGCTCCTTAACGCGCGGTACGCACGATGGTCCGTTTGATGCTTCGCCTTGATCGTTTGAAAACGATTCATAGAACGCACCGTCATCCATGTACAGCGTAACAATCATTTGAGTATCTTCAGAGACACCCAACGCCCCTTCATCAGAGACACTGATCGAAATTCCCATATTGGGAAGAATCGCAGAGCGATGCCCCCACACGGTCAGAGCGTGGTTGTTGGGAGTTCCGTTATTGTCGAAGAACTGACGAATACTGGTGGTTAGCGCAATGGTGTTCTCCACAAGGGAGGCATCCAGTTTGGATCGAACCTTGGCGCTGTCAAAGATATATTGGATAGCCATACTGGGCTCCTAGTGCGAGTGGGACAGGTACATAAAATGGCGCTTACCGAGGCAGCAAGAGACCTCCCGATTCCGCATAACTCGCGATAGACTCCGGATGATCATCAATCCAGATATCAACCTTAATCCCCAGCGCTTCCATGAAAGGACGCTTCTGTTGGTTCTGCGTGCAGAAGACCTCGAAAGAAGGTATACGTTCCCTGCGATCAAAGGTACCCGGCGGTTGATGTCGTGCGGTCGTACAGATGACACGGTGTCCTCGACTTGCAGCATGCACGGCAAATGCCTCCCACAAGTCAAAGTCCATGTCATAGGTCTCATCGTAGTCGATGGCGATGATCATGGTAGTGGAATACCGTGTTGCGCCAACACCGACTTATCATCCTCCGACGGCATGTATTGCCAAGAGCATGTTTCACGGACCAGCGCTCCATCAGCTTGTGACCGGTTCTTTGTGGTAGTCCATGGCTCAAACAGCATCTTGGCATCATGAACGACCATGGAGCTAGCCATCCGAGGTGGAGCGACCAAAAGAACATCTTCCGGGAAGAACCCTTCGTATCTCACTCGGTCCGCATTGGGGAGACTATAGATCTTTGACAGGTATTCCGGAGCATACGAAGTCAGGATGACCTTATCACTAAGCCCGAATGTTAGCACATCCTTCAGGTCAGTAACAAATGTTTGCACCCCATACCGGCGATGCTGTTCATCCATACAAAGTTTCAACACCTTTCCAAGCAGGCGAGTAAGTTTATCACCCCTTGAATCCATTATCAACACGTTCATTCTACTCTCCTTCGGGAACAAGTTCCCAAGTCTTTGAAAGCATAACGCAATGGGTCGGAATCCATCCGTAGTGAAAATTCCCATCCTTCGTATAGTACACGAAGGTGTTTTGCACGCTTTCATGACGCCTGCGTTTGGCCGCCAAACGCCGAACTTCAGAGAACGGATGATCATCCGGAAACAAAACCGCACCCTTAACCAACATGACCCAGGTACCCTTGTCCCGCCATTCATGCATACGGACACGCTTACCGCGCTCAAGCATAAGTATAGCCCACGCAAAGGTGCCCTCAATGAGTTTCAACAACCCATCCATTGTTTCGGGATGGGTATGCAGTTCCGACTTTGTTTCCAAAACATACCCACGCGGGTCACTGGCTATCGCAGCGCTGGTTCTTTCAATTCCCGTCCACGGATTGTATCGCCATACAGCGTTCAGGAACTTATTCCGATAAATATCCGGCTCGCACCCAAACGCCACCCCCGTTTTTGGATCATACAGCATCGGTTTCATGAGAGTTCCCCCTACCAGCGATCGCATTCGCAATCTTTACGTGTCTTTCCGCATTCCATACACGATGAGGAGGTTTGTACCAACACCCCCAGATGCTTAGAATGCCCCTGTACCTTAACCTTTCGCTGTTTGAACCATGTGGTCAATTTGTCATGAATCCACATGGAGCCTACGATTCCGATCACTCCTCCAGTAACGGTGTACGGTAAAACCACCCACCCCTTTTGAACCGCAAAGAGCACCACAGTGATATCAGCAACACACATCGCAGCGGATGTGACCGCTGCTGATATGTAGTGATTGCCGTGAACATTCTTCTGCTGAAACCCTCTCAGAAACACCATGGAAAAGGTAGCAACGCCCGCTAGTAATAATGAGTTCATCAAATCACCTTATCCCACCGCGTTGTGAGACTCGGTCTCAGCAGCTCCACCGTTCAGGTTACACCCCACCGGGTCAGTCAGAATTTCATCAGAGGAACGCGACTCGCCGGTCCATGGGTTATACCGCCACACACCCAGTGGGTTTACAGTTCGTACAGATTCCGCGGTGCGTTTATCCGTATCAAACCGCACTCCCGTGTACGGACTAAAGATAAGCGGATTCTCGACGGGGTCCAGCGAAGTGATGCTCACACGGTCACGATAGATACGTTCACCAGAGGACGTATCCCCAGAGAATCCCTTATCCTGATTGTCGTATCCAGCGACAGACACACCATGTTCCGAGATAGACAGCGTAAACGATTTCTGATCAATCAGGAAATCACAGAAGTCGGAATCGATATCGTCTTCCGAACAAGATTTCATGATGGAGGCCATCACCAGATCATTGTAGTTAGCTGAGACCCCATCCGGTCGCCGGAGTCGATTACCCGCCATCGTATCTCGCATGGTGCGCTCAATGGCGGCCAGCGTGTCGATATAGACATGATCGGGTAGGATAAACGTCGCGGTGATGGATTTGTGAGCAGTGAGCGTCACGAACAAGTTGCTACCATGATTGGTATCGCCGGTACTATCGCGCGAAATCGTAATCGTGGTGATCGATGGCAGCATCTGTGACAGAGACTCGCGGAAACCTGGCAGCATCTCGATATTGCCATCCAGCTCGAAAGAGCACAAGCAAATCAAGTTCTTAAAATCACCGCGTTTTAAAAGCGCTTGCAGCAAGGTCAGCTTATTCATGAGGTTTCTCCACCTTCACAATTGACAACGTAGGTTTGGTTCTTACTACAGGGGGCGCAATTTCTTGCACCGCTGGTTGTTCAAACTCGTCCGTGAATGTGCCGCTAAAATGCGTGTCTTCGATTTTCACGAAAACAATGCTATCCCGAATGTCTTCCTTCGGGAAAATGGAGCAGATAGCACTCAAAGGCACCGAAATGAAACGCGATACTCGGTTGAAACGCGCGCTAAATCGTAATCCATCATCTCCTAATTCATAGTTGTGAACGGACCGCGGCGATATGTTCAGGGTAATGAAGCCATTCTGGACATATTCATCCGGAACTATGACATCCGGATGACCCGCGTCAACAACCACGTATGGCGTCTGACCCCCTTCGCTGATATACCGGATTACGGCATCGATGATAAACGCACGTTTCGTTTTCATGTTACGATCTTCCCTACTTCGTCATCCAGGAAACGCATGATCAGATCCAGCAATTCGTTAGGGATTGCAAACCCGCGTGCCAAAGCGTATTCCGTGAAGTCTACCTCGAAAGCTGATCCAAGGTTTTTCACGTCGGTCTTCAGTCTTTGGTAGTTACTATCCAGTGCCGCAAAAGCCGCCGCCTGGGAGCGAAAGACCTTATCGCTACGATCATGCGCGGATTGCAGCACATTTGCAGCTTCTGCCATTTCATGACCCGTTGTTTCTAATTGCTTAGCAACAAGGGATACGACGTAAAGCTTCCTTTGCTCCAACGAGTAGTTGGGATCGGAATCAGTCAGGATGTCCCGAATACTGGTTCCTCCAGGGTTCTCGTCAGTGGGACCAAAGCGGTGTTCTACGGCAGCGGATGCACCCGTCTCCTGCAATACCTGTTTAAACTGCGCCAGAGCCCCCTTAAAGGCATAAACCGCGTTCATGTCTGTCATGATACTCTCCAAAAAATAGGTGGGCTAATTAGCCCACCTAGGCTGTATGCCGCGCGTCAGGACGTGAAGGCAGCAGCGCCCGCTGCTTTCAACGCCGTGCGAACATGCGCTGCTTGCGCACTGGCCTTGGCCTTGTACGAACTGGTCACCCAGCCGTAGTTGGTGATTGACGTGTCGCTCCCCGGCGCCTTGGTTTCGAAGGTGCGGTGAACCGTTACGCTCACTTTGTCGGAACCGACCTTCAGGGTCATGCTGGATTGCTCCAGTTCCTTGTCAGCCTTCATGGCTTCGATTACCAGTTCACCCGCTGCCAGCTCCGTCGCCGCCAGGAAGTCTTGGCGGTGACGTTGCACCTTTTCCACGGTTTCCATGGTCAGGTCGTTGCCAGTCAGGGTTTGGGCATAGAGGTCATCGGGGCGCTCGATGTTCGAGCCAGCCACGGTCAGTTTGGGTTTGATAGCATCAGCCATCGCGCGGACTTGAGCATTGATACTCATGTTTTTCTCTCCGGAGGTTACGGTCGTTAATTGACCATGAAATGAGGCGTCTGTGTAAAAACTTAAGACACCGAAAGCAGTCTAGCTCTACTTCCAGTTAAGTAGTGTGTATGTTTTTTGAATTAGGATCATATCTCCCCACTGGGTAATTCCAGTGGGGAGATAGAGGATTTACCATTTGGCGGATGGGGGGAGATAGATGCGTGACGCCGGAGCAGTCGTCTTTTCACGGAACAGTCGCACTGCCTCATAGAGACGATCACGATCATCGCTTTCCATCCCGACACCGAACCGACCGCTGCGTACTTGCTCAGCAGCCGTCATCAGGGTATTGAGATCGAAACTGTGACCATCAATGGACTCCAGACTCGGGGAGTTGTACTTGTGCGCCAGCGCAATACCGGGCTCGTTGACATAGTCCCACGTTACCAGCATCCGTACTGTCTTGATCATCCCACCCTGTGGTCCGGGTACATCGTTGGTCAGTGTACGCACCGAGAACGACGCATTCTGGTTAGGGTCTTTCAGACTTTCTTCCAGATAAGTTCCAAACGGACCCGAGGGTTTCACCAACCCTGTAACGACGACTTCGCGTTCTCCGTTCATAGCCACACGGTCTTGTTCATTCAACTGAATCCGGTTGAAGTAACAGCAGACTTGGGTTTCACGGATTTCCATAACCCGGCGAATGAAATCATTCTCCGTGCGAACGCTATCGCGCTTAGGGTGCCCGTATTCGCCCCGCAATGCGTTGGCGGCAATGCGTCGTTGAAACGGGGATGAGCTTTCAAACATATCTTTAACCGGACCCAGTGGGTAGAAGTCCTTGTGGTTGTTGGCGTAATTGAACGCTCCCAACACCAATTCGTACCGCCCATCTGCATCCGGTTTCAGAATGCCTTTTTTACCTGAGTTTCTCAGGATGTTACTTTCATACGTGATAACTGTCATGTGTTCCTCGGCTACATACGCAACAGGGATTCAATACCTTCCACCTTTTCACTGGGGTTAACCAGAGCCGACATCATCCCGTCGTCCATATAGGACCCTAGGAGTTTCGATACCGTGCTGGTGGCGCCATAGATGACGTTTCGGAACGCGATGTAGGCAGGCGGGACTTTCAGTGCGGCATCTTCGGTGAGCGTCTGGCGATAATAGATCGTGCGATCATCCCGGTGGCGCGCGATAGACCCCACGATCATTTCCAAGACAGCATTAGACGCATCCAGCCCCATCGCCGCATGCCGTTCCGAACTGATGAACAAGGTGCACATATCCTCGTACGAGAAGAATGCGGGAATATGTCCCTTAGCCACAAACTCATCGTACACCGGAAACACCAAAGTGTCATTCTTCACCAGATCCAAGTTACCGCAAATCTCAGCCCCCGGATCAAAGCTCAGCTCGTAGTAATCGTCTCCCTGAATCTTGATGATTGCCGTAGAGGAAGGGGTTACAGTCAGCATGGCAATCGCACTGGAGATACCGTACCGTGCCTGAGTTCCTTCCCCAACGACTATTGCGAAGATGCCAAGAATACGGATCTCGTCACCCACTGTCATGAGCTTGTGCGTCTCATAACGACAAGGGACGTAGATACGGCACCCAGCCGTGGTAATCCATACCTTGCCGCCTTCAACCACCGGACACGCAGCGTTGATAGCCGCTGCATCACGCTTCAGCGCTGCAAAGTCCATGATGTTACCCTCTCACGATGACTTGTTTCACCAACCACGCAACCACAATGTCAACCACAGCCAAGGTAGCCACTTCGTCGATTTCCAGATCGGGTTCACGTGCAGCCACGGCATCGATAGTCTCCAGAATCTGAAGACAGTCGCGGTAATCATACAGCGTCTTACAAACCACCCGACGAACGATCTGGTAGATATGGTCGGGGTCTTCGTGACGGCAGTGTGACAGTGCTTGATCCAGTTTCTGGTGGTAGGGAGCACGATCTCCCAGAATCTGATCCTCGTCCTTCATGCTGTTAATCAACGCAGTCATGACGTCACGCAGGGTGTTGATAATCACCACGATGCGTTCGTTGTACTGAGCACTGCGGACCAGTGCGGCACGACGACGCCATTGCTCCAGATACTTCTCAGCATTTTCCAACAGGAACTCGCCGTCGGATACGCGATCGCTGATCGCGGCACCCATCAGGATTTCCGGAGCCCCTCCCTTGTCGAGCCATTCCAGATAGACGTCATTGTTGACCAGAATCTGACCCCCTTCGCTCCAGAACGTGCGATACTCAGCACCCGCGATCGGCCAAGAAATCACAAGACGCTTCGCTTCCTTACAGTTCTGACGCCATTCCATGACGTTGTTGATCGTGAGGCCCGCGCGGGCGATGACCGCAGTCATCATTTGTTCGTATGCACCCAGAGGCACATTGATATCTTCCATGACATTGGCCAGCATGTAGTGCGCCAGTGCAAAGATGATCAACGCGTTGGTGCGGTACACTTTCCCTGTCCCGTCCAGCCAGTCGTTGACGTTGAAGTTGGCGTCGTAAACACCCACCTCCGGCCGTGCAGCGAAGAAACCTTGATAGACCGAGAAGACCTGATCTTGCCCAATGGTGGCGACCCAATCCTTCAGCTCCTTATCCAAGCGGGATGACCCAGTGGTGAGCATGGCAACGACTTCGTCAGATGTCCGCTGCGGGTGCACACGAGGATCACCGATTTGTCCCAGCTTGGGGATGTCTTGGAAGGGTTCAACCAATGAAGCCAGCGACGTCGAATCCCAGACCGGTTCGTACATATCCGGCGTTACCGCCATGGAATTGGCAATACGAGTGTCGCTATCTTTCAATGCCTGGTTGACCTGACCCACGACTTCGTCAATCTGAGGTTTCACCACCGTCCGGGTGAACAGGATACTACCGCGGAGGCTATCTGCGGCCACCTTGATTTGGGCGTCCAAGCAAACTTGGTGTTCGCCAGTCCCAGCACGGTCAGTGAGCTCCACCTGGTCCAGCAGGATATTCAGCTTTTCTTCCACCGGTTGAGCCGATGCTTCCCAAGCGCGCGTATCGACGATGGGGACATGTTGTTCAGCCACCAGATTACCGAGCGGGGTATTCGGGATCGGTTCCACGGTGACGTTGGCTGCCGTCAGGTTACGAACCATGGGTGCAACAGCGTTGATTACGGATCTGTTCAGCATGATTGCGTTTCCTTATTGACGCGGCAAAGCCGCCAGTTTGGTATTCACCGTGTTCGCCACCAGATCCATGAGGAAATCAGAATCAGGACCCACCACGCTCTCTCCGCGAATCGTAGGGGACAGTGCGTCGCCTACCAATTCCCGCACCACACCGCACGCTACTTCGGTCAGGTTCCCCAAAGTCACGTACGATCCAATCACCTTATCGGTATTCATGCTGAATCCTCAGTAGTGTTAAAAATAGTGAGGGAGTTACCTCCCTCACTGTTGAGTCATCCTCGGTAGGCGGCAATCATTCGCTTACCGATCTCCACGGCCAGCGTGGAGGTGGTTCCAATGAGATCCCCGGAGTTCACAATCCGTTTATCGAACGAACGATAACTGAACTTAGCATCCAGAGAAACCCCTTCATCTGTTTCCAGAACACCGGTAAAGACTTCCCCTACCGTCCCTTTCATCTGATTAGCAAAGACAAACTTATCAGCGACCCCCATGGGGTTAGGTCCAGTAATGTAAATCTTAATAACGGCTTGTTTATCATCAATGGGTTTCCCACTGACTCGCGTACCGCGTTCAAGATTAGCTTCACCGACAGCTCGACGGAGTTCTTTATTGGTTCGGCGCATCTTGGTGTCCGATTGTTCAGCCAGTGTTTTCAGACTGGGTGACATATCTTCGGTATCGCCGCAATAGACGACCTCAATGCGTTCCACCTTGCCAGGGTATTTGGCCTTGGGGGAGGTTTGTGATAATGACATCAGTGTGCTGAGTGCTTCATCACTGAAAATATCGGAATTACCGCCACTCGCGTGGTGGATAGTACATAAAATACTTTCAGTAGTGAGTGTTTCTCCGACTTTGACCAGATTACGAACCTCTTTATCAAAATCGACCGAGACCTCACGGACACGAGTGATGGTGGTAGCCATCTTCTCCGCAAAGGATTCACTCAGTGCGCACGAATCTTCGAAGACCGCCTGGACCTCACAGAAGACCGTATAGGCCAATACACCGAACTTCAGCAAGACATTCTTGGGGTTCATGATGTCGGGTGTGTAATACATGCTGTTGTATAGCAGGATATCACTCTTCTTAAACTCATCCCCGACTTTGAACACCGTATCAAGCTGATGGGGCACGTCTTCACCATCCCACTTTCCGTACTGTCGCCCCATGGGAAAGCTATCCACCGCACCCGATGCATACTGGATCACCATCACGTCGTTCTGGATCGAGACGATCTTCCCGTCTTCTTTCGCAGCTTGTGAAAACAAGCGAGAGCTCCGCTGTGCGATTACGCGCTCGTAACCCGTACGTGTAGGCAGAGGAGTGTAACCAACGGCGTGAGTGGTGGCAGAGTTCTGGATATTACAGAAGTTCCCCCGAGTAGGCGAATCACGATCAACTGCTGGTGCTAGCATCACACTCGTACTTAGCATCTTAGCCGGATCCTTAACCGGGTCTTTGACGCGCCGAGTCGTGCCACGCAGACTGTTGAAATTGGGATCTGCTGTCAGATAGGTGATAGTAGCCACTTCCCCGGAATCCACTGTAGCCTCAGAGATGACCCCCATGGCGTTCTTGTGATACTTCCGCGAAGGTGCAGTCATGGAGCGGCTTGACCGACCCCCATGTCCTGAGTACACCACGACTTCTTGTTCCTTGAGCGCGTGAATAGGATTGGCATCCTTTACCGGCATCTTGGTTTCATCTTCACTGATCGCTGACCACACGGCGTATGGGTGCATGTCCACCATGGCGTTAGCCGTACTGGCCTTCATGCTGTAATCCGTCAGTGATCGCATGAGCTGATCGTAAAGTATCCCAGCAAACCGTTCATAGCCCTTGATTCGCATATGTTCCATGTCCATGGGGTCTGGACACGTATTGAGCGTAAGTTTCTTGGTCGCTGAAATGAAGAGTTCGAACAGTGTTAAGGGTTCATCCATTTCCACCAGCAACCCCCGGGTAATAGGATCCACCCAGAGGTTGAACATCAGGTCGATCTTACGGAGATGTCGTGCACGGATGTCCACATCGTTCAGGATGTTGGCGTAGACTTCGGGCTTGTCGAAATGATAGATGCTGTATCGCTTGATCTCGTTGTGGTACCGATTGAATCCTTGCATCAACAACGTCGCTACCGCATCACGTCGATCCAGAATGAGTTTCTCATCCTGAAACCGCACTACGTACTCCGTAGGACCCAAGGTCTCTCGCTCACCCACCAGGACCCGACGATGTCTTGCCTTAAGGGTTTTCAGCAAGTTTCCAAGACCTGCCTGCATGGCCAAGAGAATCCCCACAGGAATGTCTTTACCAAAGACGCCAACCTCCACGTAGTCCGTGGGACGTTTTTCCGAAGGGAGACCCAGAAAGGTATCCAGTTGCCCCATAGCACGTTTCTCATCCAGATTTCCCAGATGCGAAATGTGATAGAGTTCATTGTCAAAGTCCATGACAAGAACCCCTTCGGTTCCTTTGGCGACCGGAATCAGTTCCCCCTTGCTTGCGAGTAATACATCCTTGACAACCTGGGCACCGAAGAAATCTTGACCGGCTTTGTAGTCAAAGTTAAAGGTGTATCCAGCCACTACAAATGACCGAATGCGTTGGGCGATGGCAGCATACGCCGGAGGAACAGCGTGATCCTTCGTGAAGCAGTTGGCAAACTTGATGTCAGACAGCGCGCCCTCCTGGTTCCCAATTCGGCTGATCTTAATGATCTGGTTACACAGCCACTGATCGTAACTAAACGCCACTCGTTCCGTTTTGCGAACAAACATCTTGCTGAAGTAACTTGTCAGAGAGACTTCGTCTGGCGCAGTTTTACGAATAGGGGAATCTCCGCGTTGCTTACGCAAACGGTATATTGTCCCCCCAGCCAGATAGGTTCCATCAGGCTTCACAATCGGTAGTCGGAAGCTAATGGTGTTCGGTTTACCAATCGCTGGGACCAATCGCACGGTGTGGATTTCGTAGGAATCCTGCATCGTATCAACGCGTCGGATATTGTAATCCTGCACGGCTATCCCAGCTCTTTGAACCGACATGACCGTCGAGACAATGTCTTTCGGAAGAATGTTCTCGATATAGCGTTCATCGAAATGCTGAAGAGAGCAGGATCGCATGGAGTTATCCAACACTCCCGTCACTGGACCAATCATCTCCGCGGTCTCCGGAACCTGGAGTTCCTCGGGTTTGATCTCCAGAAGATCCGTCAGTTTACCATCCCCGTAAGGGTTAGGTAGGGACTTATACCGTTGGCTAATAGCCACCAACCGTCCGTGCTCACCGGCTGAAAGTAATCCCTTCTTTACCAAAGACATCGCTTTGGTTTCCACTGCGTTGTCTATAGTGACTTCTTTAGCCACGTATCCCTGATAGACTCCTTCTTCTTCTTCAGGAGCAGCTTCTTCATCGGGAATAGCGTCCAGATCCTTATCGACCTGCTGAAGGACTTCCGCAGTATCCTGCGAGTCTTCCCCCAACAACTGGGAGGTGTCTTCTTTGTCGACTTCATTTTCAGGTAGCTTATCGGCTGCCTTCATGACTTCGTCTAGGGTTTTCGCAGGGGATGGATTACTGTCTTTATCTGCGGCAGGTGCTGCTTCCGTCACCGAAGCATCTTCAGTGACCACCGTAACGGATTCTTGCAATGACATATTCATCCGAAGATAGAGCCGTTGCAGTTGTTCAGGCGTAGCCACTCCCTGTTTATTATCCGGCGTCTTTCGCATGCGCTCCAACAAACCCAGATTCAGCGTAGCCCACTTACCACCCACCAGCCACACCAAGTTCATGTATTCAACGGCTTCGCTCGGAATACGTGCCAGCGTAGACTGCGAGCGTTCTTCTCCCAACCACTGCCACATGTCCGATAGGAAATAACTGCTTTCACCATGCAGGTTTTGGATCACGTTATTCTTACTGTGATCCTTAACCATGTTCAGTTGAGCAATACTGGGGAGTCGAACTGGAAGATCGACGCGTATGAATTGCTGCCGCCCGGTGTCTTTGGCGATCTCAGCAGCCTTGATCCAGACCATAGACATGGCATTCGCCCAACGATCATACTGCATAATAGCCGCATGTCCCATGGGAAGATATCGGTAATGCTTCGCCAAGGGTGCGTAATTCACCACGTACAGCATCCGCTGGTTTCTCACGGCTTGCGCATTACTCGCCAAACGCTTAAAGTTCTTGTAGCGCCGATGGAACTCTTGAACGTAGCTGGCATCATTGAACGTCCGAGAATGCGGCTCCCCACGGAGTCCCTGGATAGGCATATCCACAATGTGATCCACGACGATGTTGTTAGCGTAGCCATTCAGCAACTGATCGTCCGGACTAACCCCATCATCCTCTTCATCGGTAGTGACGTAGTGATACGCCGAATTGACTGGCAACCGCAGGGTTTCCAGATCGCTCAAGGGCGGTCTCAGCAACTGCGACACGTTCCGCATCCCGTGCTGGCGATAGAAAATCGCATACGTTTGCATCTCAATCTCCCGTGTAATTCATAACGACCCGCCGGACGGATTCAATCGAAGGACTAGCCAAGAGACCCCCTCGTGGATTAACATAGGAACTCGCCTTGTTAAGCAGTCGTTGGACTTCTTCTACAGCTTCGTCCGTGTAAAGCGCATTCCCCGACATGGTGTCACCGTCGTGGTCACCCCCTGCCAATGCAAGACGCGACGGGTGTACTGACATAGCGTCATAGAACACCGGCTCGTCCATATTGGGGTATTCCAACGCGGTGTACTCAGCATCCATTGGAATCCAGTTGTCATCCAATTCCCGTCTGGCTACGGCGCCCTCGGTGGTCTTGACGTAAGCATAGGAGTCGTAAATACTCCCCAGTCCCGTAATGGGGTAACGGGTTGGGACCAGTGGGATTTTAGTCCACTCCCGATACCCAGAGATATAAAGCAACTCTGTCAAGGTTAAGGGATGCACGTACTTCTTGTCAAACTTCGGATTCCCGACAGGTAATTCCGTGATGTCATTGAAGATCTTAAACGTGTTATCAGGACCTCGATACACCAATCCCAAGTAATACCCCCGATCCACCACAATGGGTTTGACACGGTTCTGGAAGGAGAAATAGCTATTCAGCACACCTTCCAATCCCGGAGTCGATGTCCACTTATCAATGGCTGACGATGAAACACGAATGATTTCACGTCGCAAGGTTTTGGGGTTCACCAGCGCTACATTACCATCCTGACTGAAGACTCGACCGATCCAGCCATTTTGCAGCATGTGAATGGTTTTTGGGAGCACAGACTTTGCCAACTGAAAGAGACCAATGAAGGTAGTATTCAATCCAGCGCCACGGCGTCCACCCAATATAGGCTTAGCAATCGGCATAGCCGTGATAACGTTCCGCGTTCCGTTATAGATCCGCCGACAGCCCCACTTCCCTAAGAAGAACCCACCCTTCCCACTCACGAGGGCATTGAAGTACTCGTAGATTTCCAGAAAGGTTTGTTGCATGGCGTAGCGCGTGTTGTTTTGCAGACGGTTATCCGTACTACTCACCACCGACAATGCGTTATTCGCCGCGAGGATGTTACGATAGGGGCCGTTAATATCGCCCTGCTTGGTTCTTCCGGATTCGTCCACCGATACATCCCGAAGACCCGCCGGAAGAATAAGCAGTTTGTCCAACAGCGCTCGTTCACGCCCCTTGACAATGAACTCGATTCGTAATCCACGAACATCCGAGTCATTGGTTTTGAACTGGATCTTATCCCAATAGTCCATGAAGAAGGTGAAGCCGGTGTCACCGTCGACTTGATCCGAAGGAACAAAGTCTTCCAGAGTTTCATCCCACGCCGCGTATTCCCGTCCTGAGAAGATGCCGGCGTAAAGCTGCTTCAGACGGCAGAGTTGCTTGTAGTAAAACGGATGTAACAACGTGGTCTTCAAGTCGATATAGGAAAAACGTCGATCTCGTTCATCGCTCCCAGGGCGACCAAAGGTCAGTACGGAGAACAACCCGTCTTCGTGAAAGGTTGAGGTGCTACCTCCTTCGAACATATCCAACGATCTTGTCGGCCGCAGATATTGCAGACGCTCCGGCGTCAGTTTGAGCAGTGCCACATTGGCAGGAATACTGGTACGTTGCATAGCCTCGTCCTATATGCAGTGAAGAGAGGGAATCTATATGACACGACATCTACTGGGGGAGTCCCTATATGGCTAACAGAGACGATATCGATCTTGGCGATCTGCCCTTTGATGACTTTGGTGATGAGGGTGAAGGCGGTTTTGGTGGC